TTGTGGAATATCTACTCCAAAACCTTCTGTTAATTTTGTACTTCCTACGAAATCATTCCAACTAAATGCCGTAGTAAATGTATATGTTTTGTTACTTGTATTTGCTCTTGTATATTTAGGTTTTCTAGTTGCACTTGTACCGAATAATACCTTTGCTCTAAGCACCTCGAATGAGTAACCTCTACCAGCTTTCTCGATGTTCTTAATCAAGTTGTTTAAACTCTCTGTATAAGCATTTGTAATCCTACATGTAAAGTAGTTAAATATCTCATACTGCCAGTTATCAATCGTTTTGATTACATCTTGATAGTATTTCATGTCCTTTGGAACTGACTCCTTCCAGATTGAATAAGCTTTTAAAGCATCATCTCGATTGTTACATTTGTAGATATCTCTAAATTGTTCTTTCAACTCATAGGCTAACTTTAACTGTGGAAAATCGATAAACATAATTTGCATATCCCAAATCTGTCTAGCATTTAAATCTTCTTTGTTCCTTAGTAACAAGAATCTATCTTTTAACAACTTAGACCTTTGTTTCTTGTCTAATGAGCCTTTAAATGACTTTCTCTCACCTTCTAAAGCATTGTTAACTAATTGTATTACATGGAATCTATCAACGATTACCTGAGCCTTTGGGAGTTCCTCATATATTGCCTCTTTGTAGTATCGCCACATATCTATGGTTACTACTTCTATGTTCTCCTTATTAGGTAATTTACTTAGAAAAGCCTTCACATCGGATTTCTTACGGCTTGGTTGGATATCCAATACCTTACGTCCAATTATATCGGTGTAAACGGCTCTCATTGACTTATTAAGATGTGCTTCGTCTATCCCTAATATAACTGGAGTAAGGAAAGTCATATCCTTTTCTAGCCTTTCTATGTAAGCATTAAATATTCGCTTTACTGTAGTAGGAGAAACACTATATTCCTCTGCTATATTAGCAAATGGTTTTTTAAGAGATTCTTTTTCTATTTGCTCTCTTAAACGAATAGTGATTTTATCTCTATCGTCGATGCTTTTGTAATGTTGACTAAATGTGGTACCACAGTATTTGCATTTATATCTATGTGTATGTATTTCAATCCCTACACGTTTCCCAAAGCTATTTAAATCCCTCACAAATCGCTTAGATTTGCCATGCTTATAATATTCAACTCCACCACACTCTGGGCAAGCCACAGGCTCTTTAACTGGTTTTACTATTACCGTCATATCGTGGTCATCTTGTATTGTGTCTAAAACTTCAAATTCTGGTAAATTTAGTATATTCATATTGTCTATTCTCTTTCTCGTAACCTATTTTCTATTTAAATATTTTACAAATTCTTTCCCATTTGTACAAAATTCTTTTATCATCGCTTTCATTAAACCATACGACATTTCGGAATGACCTTGGTTATCTAATTCTCTACTTGCTATAATAAAACTATCTTTTGTACCTTCTCGTAATATCAGTTCTATATCTAATGTATAATCTAATTCCATTCCTTCGTAAAGGTCTTTAGCTCTTATCGGAACAATTTCATCCCAATATCCCCATTTATCTTTAGGAAGTGTCTCATGTCCTCTTTTAATCCAATTAGGAATTTCTTCAACTCCTCTTATTTTTTCTATTCCAACTTTATTTAAGTAACTTGCAACTTCTTCTAGTGATTTAAAATATTTACCCCCATTCATTTTTACCATTTGACCAACTTTATCTAAAGATTTCATTTGTCCTTCATCAAATTGTTTTTCTGTTTCATCATGTCCTATAAAAAATTTATTCGATTCTTCGTTCCATCTAATATCAGGTATATAATCTATATCTGATTTTAACACGCAGAATAAAGTTTTATTAGGTCTTTTATTGCTATCATCTATAGCTTCAGCTATACTATATACTCCTGTCATTCTAGGAGTTATAACATATAGACAATAATCGCATATTTCTCTTTGTTTTAATTCTTCTTGATAACATTCTTCAGTCCAATCATCTACTACTGGATTAAAATAATCTATATCGAGCATTGGAATCAGTTTATATCTCCATTTACTATTGTTACAAGTTCCACCTAAAAATACTTTTTTCATTCTCTTTGATTTTTGCACCATATAATCACTCCTTTTATAAATATACCTCATTATACCACATTCAAAGTTATATAGTCCACAGTTAAAGTTATTTTAAGTAATAAATTTTATATTCACTTGTCAAAGTACGTTTTCTTATTAATCCACAGTTATAGTTTCATACCCTAATTTTTTAATAAAAAAGAGCAGCTAATTAATAACTGCTCTATGATCTTACTTGGTATTTACTTGGTATTTACTTGGTAAAATACTTAGCAAATTAGTTCACAATATTTTATCTATACTTATTTAAATAAGAAAGTCTATCTTTTATATCTTTATGTATAATTTTTTGCTTTTCGACAAACTTTTTTCTGCTAATTTCCATTTGTTCCTTAGATACAAATCTTTCATACTTACTAATTTCTTCATAATTATACTTAAACTCTGCTTCAACTTCACTTCTATCTAATAAGTAGGAAACATCATCCCAAAATAATTTTTCAGCATCTGCAGTAGTAAACTTTTGATTTTTTATTTGTCCTAATTTTTTTTTACCTTCAATATCTAGCATTTGAATAGTCACTATTTTACTAAATGTATAAGGTATAAGATATTGAACATTTTTTATTTTATATCCTGTTCCACTTTTTAATGCTTCTATTTTCTTTTCAAGCTGTTCTAATAAGTTTGGATATCTTTTATAAAAATCTGTTTTTTCTTTTTTCAACCTTTCTAAACGTTGCAGTGCTTCTTGCCTTTTCTTTTCCATGTTTTTAAACTCCTGAACATAATAAAAGGACCTATAAAAGGCCCTATATTGTTTAATTTTTTAGTACACAATATTTTTAAATTGCGCACTAAATGGGTATTAAAAAAGACTAGAAATTAATCTAGTCTTCACAATTTAAAAATTTTACAAAGTCAAAATATTTTTCAAATGTTCTTTTACATAAAATATCTCTATCTAAAAAAACCTGACCATCAACTTTATTTTCATTAGGTTTTATTTGTAAGGTATAATCAATATCATAATTTTTATTAGTAAGAACAATTTTATTTTTACATTCTATATTTTCTAATTTCAAAATATCTTCTCTTGTTATACCACCTCTATCATACATTATTATAAATAAATTATCATAATTGATTCTTTTTTTTCTTCGATTCCAAGCTTCTAAAGCTTCTATTTGTGAATTATAATGATTGAATTTAATTTCAATATCACCTAATAAGGCTACCGGATAATCATATTCACTTTCGATAAATTTTAACTCTTTTGATAAATAATTTTCTAAATCTAATATAAATTTTAAAAAGTCTTTAGAAGAAAAACATAAATTAATAGTTGGTGATAAAAATTTTTTCCCTAATCTATTGTAAATAATTCCACCAATACAATTAGGGCATAATATTGAAAATTCATCATTTTTTAATTTTTTTCTTAATTTTTTTTCATATATTTTTTTATATTTTAATTGAATTATATTAATACTTTTATTATATATTTTTTGTAAAATATTATTCATTTAAAATCCCCCCTTACAAGAAATAATATTATAAAAAATATTTCTTGTAAAGACATTCTTATAATGTTGTTATAGCCTTCGCCTCTGCGTCAGATAATCCTCTTCTATATAACATTAATTCTGTTGTACCAACGGTTGACCTAGCATATACACTTAAATTTGTTGTTCCTGATTTTATTCCACTATATTGAGTTTTTATAGCATGGCTATTAACCAATGAACCATTCTTATAATAAGATACCGTTTTTTGTTTTACCACTATTGCTATTTTTATATTCGTAGGTGTGCTTATGGAATTAAAATCTATAGTTTCAAAATCACTTTCACCGGACATTTTCATTTCATTTACATTTGATGATTGATTCCAAGATGAGAACATAGCAGGTTTATATCCACTTGTAGGTAAACTATTGCCAGGCATCCATCCCATACTTGCACCTCTATCAACTCCAGTCAATATGGCTACAAAAGTATAATCGTCATCTCTAGCATCCAAGGAATATTTAAAAGAATTTGATAATTTTTCAATTTGCCCAATTCCTGTATCATTTGAGTATTTTGTAGCATTATAATGTGCATCTATATATGCTCCTTCATTTTCAGAAATTATTTCTATAGGCAATGTTGTAGTTACACCACTATCTGCCGTAGCTATTAAATTTGCAACACCTGCACCAATAGGAGTTACTACACCTGTGCTACTATTAACGGTAAATTTACTAACATCCGATGAACTATAAACGATATTATCTGTTGTGTAGTCAGGAGTTACACTTAAATTAGGTGTATATGAATTTCCTATTACTACTGGCTTAGATGTCTTATCAAATGCTAATGCAGTAACTGGGTATTGCGTTACAGTAGAAACTGTAATGTCAACACTTGCAGTAACACCATTTTTTGAAGTAGCAGTTATAGTTGCGTTACCATCCGCAACAGATTCTATCAAACCATTTTTAACAGTTACAATATTTGGGTTATTACTATTCCAAGTAACAGTTTTATTTTTAGATGCTACTGGGGTATATGTTATATTTGCAACTTGTTTAACACCAGTTGATACTTTTGTTGTTAAATTATTTATTTGCATACCTTCAACATCACCAGATACGGTAGTTCCGACTGGTGCATAACATCTTACCCAATCGACATATACATTCATTTCAGTTGCATCAGCATCAGGGGTTCCACCGTTTTGACCTACTTGTAAAGAAACCAATGGGTACATCGGCATTTTAAACGCATTACCAAAATCAATATCAGCTTCTGAAATATTCCAAGTTGCATATACTGTACCATCCACGTCAAACGATATTTGAGTGTCTGTAATTTCACAACCATAAATATGCCAATCTGTCATTTCTCCTATAATTTTATTTGTGTAAGTTGCTATAGTTTTTTGTTTATGAGCTGTATCTCCAGATATATTAGCCCAATGCACGTTAGTAGACAAACTACCACTTGCACCACCCATAAATTCCATAATATCTAATTCACCACAGGCAGGCCAATCCAAACCACCTTGACCTGCTTCGGGGCCTGTTCCTGAAAAGTTATCACCCATTAACCAAAATGCAGGCCAACAGCCATTCATTACATCAAATTTCATTTTACATTCCCATCTACAATTAGAATTAGCATATTTTTTTCTAGTCCATAATTGGTCAGAACTCCAATCAGCAGTATAACTTCCGTATTTTTGTTTAACAGCTTTTATATGAAGAACGCTATCTTGTACAGTAGTTCTTGCTCCACCAGTCCAACTATTAACTAAAGCATTATATTTATCTCTATTATCAAAAGTCCAAGTATTTGTATCTACACTTGTTCCTTCAAAATCTTCATTCCATAGTAAAATTCTTCCTTCTATTAATCCTTCAACACCTGCTGTTTTAGTTGCTATTACTTTTCCAGTATCATCAGTAGATAATTTATATGTTATACTTCCTATTTGTACTATAGCACCGTCTATTCCGCTAATTTTACCTATATTAGTAGCCATAGTTTGAAAAGTATCATCGCTACTTGTAGTAATACCTTTGTCAGTAATAGCTGTAGCGACTAACTGTTTCCCATTACTGACATTTTGAAAAAGTTCTGTTATTGCACCTTTTATAGTCTTATCTGTTGTAGGCAATTCTATATCACTGCCATCTTCATTTTTTCCTATTTCGTTCGCAATATCTTTAAATTGAGAACTTATTTCTTCAAATTTCTTTGTAGCAGATTTTCCATTTCCATCTATAACTATATCTGGACTTGTATATGGATAATCAAATCCATCTTTTCCTTTTCTTGTTTTCATATTTTTAGGCATTTATTTTCCTCCTTTATTTTTTATATTAAAAAAGAGCAGATTGATTTCTGCTCTTGTATTGTTTAAATTTTATTAAAATAATATTTTTAAATTGCGAACGAAATGTATATTAATTATTAAATCTATATTTTTTAATATTTTTAAAATAGAATTTTCCATTATGGCTTAAATCACTGTTTCTCCAACCCCCATAACCATATGAATAAGTAGCTCTATTATTATCATAATTTAAAATCGCTGTGTCCATAGCCTGATAAGTTAATTTCCATAAACAATATGAGATACCCTCTTGATGGCAATAATCAAACATAGCTTGAGCCATTGTGTCATTTGGTGTATCATCTCCACTCAAAGAAGAATTTCCCCATTCTGTAACAAATATAGGAGCTGTACTTCTTATACAATCTTTTATAAAATCTACATTTTGCTCTCCAGTATATAGATGTGGTGATATAAAAATGTTTAAATTGTTAGTTTCATTAAATAAACTGTTCATTACCCATGTTCCATCACTACCATGCCCAGTAATTAAAACTGCATCGGGGTTGTTGTTTCTGATTATAGAAGCGCATTTTTTTACTCCATCAAGTAATTCCGATGCCGTATTTTTATATGGCTCATTATGTAATTCATAAATTATATTATCCTTATTAGCATATTTGTTACTGAAATAAGTAAAAAATTCTTGTTGTTCGGCAGTATATTGGGTTACATCTCCCCCATCTTTAGCATGAAAGCTATGCCAATCTAGTATAATATATAGCCCAGATTCAGTAGCAACTTCAATTAGTTCATTGATAATACGTTTTAATTCATCGGAATGATTTAACCACCCTAGACTGGTTCTACCACTAGATTTTATAAATTGATTATCCGATAAGTAGACACTGATTCGTATACAATTAATGCCATTATATATTAATGTTTTCATAACTTCAGGAGTATATAAATTATTGTATTCGCTTAAAGAATGAGTTCCTATACCAGTTATAACTATATCCTTACCATCGGAGCCTACTAATTTATTACCTTTTTTTACAATTTTACCACGCTTTTTGTACGTTTGAGCATACGCTTGTTCTTCTGTCATGTTATCAATAATATTTTCCATTCCATCTAAAGAACGTATCTTCATAGATGTATTAAGTTTACTTCCTGCAATAGTACTAGGTATAGATGATATACATAGATCATTTTTAATACGATATACGTCATAATTATAAAAAATACTATTTTTAGAGTCTTTTCTGCACACTACTTTGACATAACCATCTTTTTCAACGTTATATGAATCTATCCAATCTGAAAATTTTGAATATGAATTTTCTTTATATATTTTATTTTCATCATAGATAAAAACGACCATATCGTAATAATTTAAATTTATTATATCTCCTTTAAAAACTTTTATAAAATTTGAACGAACTCTATTAGTGGAATCAACCATATTTCCATCTGATATACCTCCTATTTCAAATAAAATATTACTATTGGTATTTTCAATCTTATCTTTAAGCAAAGAAACCTTATTATTAATATTTTTAACATAACTATCTTTTTCAAATACTTGTATTGTACTGTCATTAGTCCCACAGAATACATGACACCAATTATACTCAAAATTTTCAGGTATGATGATTGTGTATTTTAATCCATCATGTCTAGCATAGTTTTTAACTTCATATTCTAACACAAAACCTGCCGTATTAAATCCTATTCCTAATGCACCAGAAGAACTTCTTCTAATCTCATAGGTTTTCCCAGGATAAATTCGGAATGAAAAAACTACATACCCATCACTAGTTTGAATATAATTACCATAAATCCATGAATTATCATGTTTGGTTACTTCTGTTATTGAAAAATTAAAAATCTCATTATTTGCAACTTTCAATTGTTCTCTAATACTATCTCCTAAATTATCATAAACAATACCATCTATACCAACTCTTGCATCTATTAATTCAGCATCACCAGTGGTACTTCCTTCTTTAAGAGAAGTAAAGCTATCTATTCTAGCTTTCTGTGTTTGTATATCATTTTTAATACTACTATCATCATAATTTTCTAAATTAGTTAATTTATTTCTTTCTTCTTCGGTTATAGTTTTTTTCGCAATATCTTTTAATTTAGCATTTACCTCATTTATTGCTGGTATTATTTTTTTATCATCTGTCTCTAGTGTGTCATGTACACTATCTGATATTCCTTCCATAGAAGTGTCATCTTCAATTAGATTAATCTGATTTTCTTTATATTGCGAATTAAGTGCTTTTATATCTTCACGAGCTTTACTATCTTTAAAATATGCTATTTTGCCTGTATCTTCATCTTGAACTTTTGATATATATTCAGTCATTTAAATCCACCTCCTGTTTATATGGTTGCAGTTTCAGTAGTTGTATTTAATTTTATACTACTGAAAGTCATAGTTTCTGTAGCTGTATTTAATTTAACTGAACTTTGCTGAATTGGTTCTTCTGTTAAATCTTTCATACAACTTGCCTTTACCCTATATTGAAAAATATCACTTGTGGCTTTTTTACTCACTCCATTTTCTGTAAATGCATCTAATAATTCACCTATACAATCACCTGATTGATTTGTAAATTTAGAAGGCAAATCAAATCTAAATATAGCTACATCATCATCTTCTCCAGTTTGCAAGACTCCTACTTTATCTACTTTTTCGTGTGTTTTAGGTTTTTTGACTGTTAAGGTAAGATTATGATTAGTAGCTTCTGAAACCCTTAAAAAAGAAAGTAAGCCTTCTGAATTTGTAGCTTGCAATTTAATAAATAAAGTTGATATATTTTCATCTGAATTATAAAAACAAATATACCCATTTTCGTTTGTTACTTTAGAATTTTCTAAATTGTAATTTAACGTAAAATCTCTTAAAATTTCATTCATATAATACCTCCTAATCTGTATAAGTTACTGTAGCCTTCATAACTCCCGTGCATTTCATATAATGATCTTTATCGAAAGTATGTTTAAGCCCAAATCCTTTCATTGTTCCGTTTTTTATTGCATTTAACACCGCATTATCTGTTATTGTAACTGTTGTTGTTGCATTCATTGTAAGATTAGCAGTTTTGGACCATGACAAATAAGTAGGCTCTCCACTTGGTCTACTTGAATGATTATGCAAAACTATTTTAGCTTCATTGTTACTTGAACTACCTCCACTTGTACGTTCTATTTTCAGAACAACTTTCGTAATAGTTTTGCCTTGCAATTTACTGAAATCACTACCAAAGAACCAACAGCCAACACTATTAGAGGTCCATTTTCCTTGTATAACTAGGTTATCTTGTGCCCAGTCACTCCAAGTATAACGATATGTATCTCCATAGTCAGAAGTGAATGTAACTGACTTGCTTGTTGTAGTTCCTATATTAGTATTAGTTCCAGTTTCAGTCGTAGTGCTATCTGCGGTAACTTTGTTACTATCTTGTATTATTTGTGATGAATTATCGTGAACTAATTGACCGCTAGGAATAGAACCATCTTGAATGCATATTGTGGCACCATATATGGCTCTAGCAGCATAATTATTTGTTTTCCCATAATTCTTATACATAATAACTTTGCTGCCTCTAGCTTGCACTCCGTTTTGACTGCCTATTACTTTGCAGTTTTGCATTAACAATGTTGTTCCGTGTTCTGCACCGATGGCATAATAACTATTTGATGTTGTTTGACCATAGACATCTATGCTTCTAAGTGTAACAAAATTGCAATTCGAGAAATACATTCCGTAATAATATGTGTTACTACCTACCATAGATGCTGGCATTACAGAAGGTCTTTGACTATCTACTCCATCTGGAATACCAGTAACAGTAGTAGCTCCATATATGAATAGTTTTGCTGTACAATTATATCCAGCTATATGACCGTTATAATTTTTCATGTTCATGTATAGATATATATCACCATTAGAAAATCCCTTTAGATTCAAGTTTTCGTTACATTCTTTGTCTAAAGTAATATAGATGCTATTACCATTAAGATTTCGTGGTAAAGCATCTAAAAAACCTTGCGCAGTATAAAATTTTGCACTACTAATAACAGCAGATGCATCATCACCATCTGTTGCTATAGTTACAGATATATCATTTGTAAGTGAATTAATAATATCTTTACTAACAATTTTTCTAACAATAAGAGTATCAGCGGTCATATTACCTTGTGCATTAACTGCTCCATTGAAATTACCATTATTAGCAGTCATATTTCCACTTTCATCTATAGAAAATCCACCATTTGCTGATACATAACCTTCTAACTTGATATTTTTAGCTTTTAACAGAATTTCAGATGAAGATAATAATTCTATAAACTCAGGTGCTATAGTTATGCTGCTTTCTTCATCATCAGAATCAAGTCCTTTTGCAATAAGGCTTAACTTTTGTACAAGTAAAGTCAACATCGGTATGCTTTGCATATCAATTAATATTCTTCCATCTTCGCCTAAATAAAAAGTATTTTTTTCGCCATTATTAGTGAGTATATTCATAACACTATTTAAATCAGCATCTAATTTTTTATATCCGACTTCTTCTAGTTGATCATTTAAATTACTTTCCTTTTCATTTTCCAATATTTTTTTTATTTGATTATAATTTTCTGAATAAGTAGCATGAGCTTTTTCCAAGTCATACTTATCATCTTGTGTTATTTCTCTATTTGTTATTACTTTTTCAAGCAAATTTACCAATTCATCATAACTAGAGGAGAAATTATCATGTTCTCTAGTTATAGTCTCTATATTGCTCATAATAATCCCTCCTATGATTTTTTAGGTCTAGCTACAAATAAAACTTTATCTGGAGTATTCTTTGTTAGAGCTATTATTCTTACCCCATTATCACATTTTGTACTTTCAATACAACTCATTACTCCGTTTACTTCTCCTACACATATAGCTACGTGTGAAATTTGCATATATCTTGTAGTTGTAAGTTTATCTCTATCGTAGAATATCAAATCTCCTTCTTTTAAATTTAAGAAGTTTGTTGTGTCTGCATCATGTAAAACCCATCCATGTTCAACACAATATCTTGCTTGATCTGCAGATAGTCTCGGTAAAGTTATCGCCCAACTATATGCAGTATTTCTTTTTACTTTTGTCATTTTATTATTTTTGTAAGGAGTTTTATCGTATTTCAATCCCATAAATGTATACATTGATAAAGTACTACAGTCTATTTGATATTTTTTTCTTTCTGAATCATACCATCTGCTTAAATTTGCAGATGGATTTTTAAATGATGCAGGAGTGGATGTAGCTGTTGTTGATTTCCAACCAGAATATTCTAGTTCTGAATGATTTAAAAATGTTTTTGCTATTTCAACTACTTTTTTGCCTCCAATGAAATCTTTTTCCTTTGTCGTTGTTGTTCCTGCTACTTCTTTATAAGCTGAAGCATAATATTTATAATCAATGTCACTGTTTACATTTTTCATTATTATTAATTTATAAGTAGTATTTGATTTGGGTAATAATTGTCCAGATTTGCAATCATCACCTTCGATATAACAAATTTTACTTTGTGAATATTTAAAATCATCTGTTGTTGTAAATTTTATTCTTGCATAAAAATTTTCTGCAACTTTAGAAGGCAATTTAAATGTAAGTCCATTTATAAGTTCGTAATCAGTCATTTGTGTAGCTTTTAACACTACATTTATTGTTTTACCTTCGTTTCCTGAAGGCTTATCATCATCGTCACCACCACTAGTATCTCCCTCACTACTATCATCTTTCTTTTTATATCCGATAGGAGTAGCCAGTAATTTTTCTTTTATTGCATTATAAAAAACACCAATACTGGAATCATCTTTAAATGTATAACCATCATTAGTGTAATTAGGATTTAATAAATTCGTATAAGTTTCTAATTTGCTAGATATATCTAATAAAAATACATCGTCTTCATTTTCACAGAATGATTGTAGTTCCGTATTAAATGAATCGATATCGCTATTTACATTTTCATAATCTGTATAGACAGTTCCAACATGTAATTCTTTTAAAATAAAGATTGGTGTATTTCTATATTTCATTTTTAATATATTTGCAAGAGTTTTAATGCCAGATATACCTTTTTCTGTTAAGTTGTTTATCCCAAAGTGTATTAATACATAAGGAGTTGAACTGGGATAAACTTTTTCATCATTTTCATAAAAACCTTCTACTGTAGTTACTAAATTATTATTATCGTCATAAAAATCATATGCATTTGCCTTTCTAACCGCTTTTATGTACACTTCATTCATATCTGTCTTGTCGATCACAGGAGTGTCCTCTACATTATTGTTATCGGCTTCAACTAAATCGTAAGGTCTTAAACAAAATCCGTATTTATAGATATCATTGTATACTGGCATATACCTTATAGCCTTTGGCCAATAATCCCACTTTCTAGCATGAGCTACCATATGTGTTCCGTTTTCTTTACCGCAGTAAATTAACGTATGATGAGTAAAGTTCTTTGCTATTGCCTTAGCTCTGGTTAATGTAGTGGGACATTCTTTGTTGCACATCATTATAATATCCCCTGGTAACATATCCTCTATCGTAGTTTTTGTAATTTTAAACATTTTGTAACCACTTTTTCTAGTAGCATAGTCAACAAGTGAGCCATAAGCACAATATGAATCATCATGAAATATACTTTTTAATCCAGCTTCACCATAGCAAGAAGTGACAAGACTAGAACAGTCATAGCATATTGGATTTTGTAATCCATAAAACTTACCAGGATGTTTTCGAGGCTTTTTAAAATTCCATGTTCTATATTGTTGGTCATAAGTAGCTAATTTATCTGTATGTTGTTGTACTATAGCTTTTGCAGTATCAACTATAATTTGTCTTATATCAGATGCACTTGCTTGGCCTTTTGCTTTTGGAGTAGATGTGCCAACTCCATAGCCTAGCTTGTTTCCTTGAGCATCTAAATAGTAAGGTAATTGGCCATTTACAACTTTATACCAGCATAAATACAACTCTACATTATTTGGTGTTCCTAATCCCTTTTGGTCTTTTAATTTTTGTCTATAAGCTGCAAAGTCAAATTTTAAGCTATCTAATTCCTCGTAAACTTTTAATTTTGTCTGATTGGATTGAGAACTCAAATAATAAGAATCAACAAATGTATATCCGTATTTATCGCACACATACTTACTCACTATCCAGTTTAATGAACCTTGTCCCATATTGTTAGCTACTAATCCACCAAATATATTTCCGTGCGCATAATCAATAGATTGACGTAGTTCCCAGCACCCAAATCTTATTTGATTTAAGATGTTTTTGTCGACTGTTATTCCATTAACTGTAGTAGTTCCACCTACCCCTGGTTTCATAGTATTATAAGAAGGTAGAAATTTATAAGTACTACCATCAAGATATTTTATATTTTGTGTTTTGTTCCCCCACTCTTTGAAGTATGTACTTCTTTCACATTGCATTAGTCCGTAACCGCCATTACTACCTGTAGTACTATAAGGGTCACCTCTAGATTCTCCCATTATGACTGCATACACTAGGTTTGGATCTAATCCAAATTTTCTAGCATAATGTTCAACTATAAGATATAGTTTATATTTATTTCCTGTAGATGATAGCTCATTGAGATTCGCTTTATTTTGATATTTACCTATGTCATATTTCTCATATAATGCTAATGCTTCTGCATATATATCATTAGTTTTATCAGTAGTAGATACTGTCTTAGAAGTCTTTACTTGATAAAATCTATCATCTCCAAGCCATACTCCATTTTTATAAGTGTCAATATAGACAGGGTCGCCATCACCTTCATCGGGAGGGTCTGGTTTTGGATTTATAATACTACTAATTTCATCGAATATTTTATCTATCTCTTCTTTTTCTAGACCCATTTTTTCAAGATATTCTCTTATTTTAGAAATGTCTTCATCTGTTAAAGAACCTACTCCTATATTACCTAAAAATTCCAGAACATCTTTTAGTAGATCATCTTTATTTAGACTTTTTATTTTACTTTTTACTTCTTTATAATTTGCTAATGTACATTTACTTTTATTTTCCCAATCTGTAAAAGATAGTTCTAACTCTGTTACCCTAGCTTGTAAACGTAAAGAAGGTATATAATCATCGTCTATTACATATACAGTATCACCTATATCAACATCATCAGAAAGTAATAATATACTTGTCTCATAATCAAGTTGAGGTTCTTTTCTTCGTTGAAGTTCTTTCCATGTTTCATTAAGTAAGTCAGATGCATTACTAGCATCACATTCATACACTCCTGTTATATAACTTCCATCATCATTATGAAAATATATGTGCGCATCTTCATCTGCTATAAAATCTTGATTTAAAGGTTTATCAGTAGGGTTTCCATTAGCTTTTAACCATTCTACATTTTTAAAATTAATTCCATTTTGACCATATCCAACTAATGCACTACAAAACTCTGTTAAATCTTCATTTTTCTTAACATCATCTAAATTTCTTGAATATTCAAATCTTGCATTTGTGATTTGTCCTCGTTGCTTATATACGTTTATATACTGTTTATAAACTTTGTTATTTTTTATGTCTACAGTAAATTCAATTTCAATGTCATAAGTTTCTAAATTATCTTGGATTACTGTATAAATTGGAGTCGGTTTTTCAACCTTAACACTTTTAAAAGTCGTAATAGAAGGGTCTACATAACCTAATTCAAATGTAGAATCCTGTAAAAGTAAATGAAAGAATGTAGTAACATCGCCCTGTAATGTACTTTCTCTTACAATTTTATTTAAAAGTTCTAATCCTGCTGTTTCGCAATAGCATTTTTTTATAACTGCACCATTCGTATGTTGACTAGATGTATTCATTATTTGAAATAATTTATATTTATTTCTATATGAAAAAACAATAAAATTTCCCTTTTGTACACCTGTTGTTCTTTCATTTGCTATTGTAGAAAATTCAAAACTTTCAGCTCCAGTATTTAAATAAAGTTTAAAAGCATCATCAAAAAAAGGACTGCTTGGATTAGTCCCGTTATTTGATAATACATCTATTATTTTTTTTCTTCTGTTTAAAATGTATATCTCAGTTACTAATTCTTGCAACTAATCCAACCACCTTTCATTATAAATAATCGAACTTGTAATATTGGCATCACTAGATATTCTTAAATCAAAATCACCAGGAGGTATTTCGAAGAACTTACTTCCTATATCAACATGTTCCATATTTTTTACATTATTTATATAAACTTCATTATTGGCAAAATCAACTTTCAATTCGTCACCTTCTTTGAAAATTATTATATCTTGCTCTTCATCTTGATTAACTTCATTTAATTTAGTTATTACTAATCTATTAAATGTCATTGTATCAACAACATCTTTATCAGCATATTTTCCAAAGTAAACAACTATATGATTTAAATCACCAACAGGAAATTTATCACTTTTTATAACTTCACTTGGTAAAGTTTTTTCAATTTCGCCTTCAGAATTATATTTTATTACCTCTGCATACCATTCATTTTTTTCTCTTCTTATAGTAAAGTGACCTTTAAATTCATTCCAGTTACCATATTTACCACTTCTTAATGTTTTTGTACTCACAGTTAAACTGTCATCTGAAACATTTGTAACCGTTGTCGTTTTAGCTTCAGGTACACTAAAATCTTTATCTTTTAAAAACTCTGTATTTCCAACTTGAACAAATGGATATGTAGCTTCATACCATTCGTTTTCATCGCATAACATAACCTTAAATAATTTGTTACCAGCTTGATCTAATCCGTAGCATTCGAGTAGACCAATTTTATCTTCTGCAGCATCAATTTCTTGGTCTGTATCAATTTGTACCTTATCTCCTTCAATAATATAATCTGTATAAATATAGCCATTTTTTCCTTGATATGTTGCTTTAGTCCATTTTCCTTTACTAGCTGTAATTTTAGGATATACAATAATAGCAGTACCTTTAGGTATTGTTGCTAGAAGTTTAGATTTTTTACTTCCAGATACTCTTAGAGATGCTGCTTGTTTTGTATAATATGTTGCAGTTGTAGTTGTTATTTTACTTAAACCAGTTGATATTTTAACCCAGCCAGTTTTGTTGTTATATGTAGTTTTTATCCAACCATTAGTAACTTCCTGTTCGTTTACTTTTAAAGGTGTTAAATATACACCTTTTTTAATACTTAATAAAGTTTTACTTTTAGATAGTCTCTTTTCTTTTAATTTTACTGTTGTAGCAGTTACTTTATATTTAGTTGTTTTTGTTTTATCTGTAGAGCCAATTTCATTATATTTCAACTTACCTTTACTATCATGATAAAAATACATACTACATTCAAAATCAGTAACATTAGAAGGTAAATTATATCTAAGTGCAGGCCCATGCCAATTATCTCCGCTACCATAATCAGATGCTTGTATGCACCAGCTAGTGCCACCGTCATTCGGTTGAATAGTACCAGTTATAGTTCTCTTTGCATCAACTTCACCTGTTACTGAAACAAAATTTTCAGTAGTTTCACAAGGCTCATAAACAATAGTTGTACTTTCTTCTTGTTTCGGCTTGGTAAGTGAAGGATATTGACCAATTAGTATTGATTTTCCATTTTGACCATCAATTTGACAGTATGTAGCATTTCCTTCAAAATCCACATTTATAATTGCTGGAGTACTTGTGTTTCCCTCGTTAGAAACTGATAAAGTTTTTTCACCATTAAAAATTTTGGCTTCAGGATTGTGTGAAAAAGGTGTAGGACATATAAAAGACATTTTTATTCTTCGCATACCTTTTGTGATTTTCTCTTTTGAAAATTTACCATCAGGGATAGCTAAATAAACTCTTCCATTATCATCTATAATTAGTTCTTTTTCTTCTGAGACATTAAATACAGATGATATTGTATCGATAATACTTTTACAATCTTCTTCTGTATCAGCTTTTATATCAAAAGTAACAGTTATTTCTTTATAGTCATATTTGAAATCTTGATAATATCTACCAGATCGTGATGGAGGGTCTATAAAATCATTTTTTCTTTCTGACATAAGTGTTGTATCTATAGAAATTACATCTACAAACATTTCTAAATCGATGCCATCAAATTTAAACACTTGTTATCCCCTCCAATCTATTTTTTCTTTTTTCAATCTTTTTATTTTTTTGTTGAACAGGTTGAGCTATTATATCAACAACTTTTGTTTTATCCATACTAGCATCAACGTGAATAGGTCTATCTTTTATATCTCCTATAGTTTCTTTTAATGTTTCTCCTAGTGAATTAGCAATTTCTTTTACAGTGTTATTACTTACACTATTTACAATTTTAAGATTACTATTACTACTAGCTTCTAATGAAAATTTAGTTGTTTCAGATTGAACAGCCATTTTCATTGCATTTTGCATTTCTGAAGTTATATTCCTAGCTACAGCATATACTTGTTCAGCTTTATTTTTCATACCAACAATTAAACCTTCGTCCATATATTCTCCATAATCAGTAGTAACTTTTGAAGGTGAATTTATTTTAGCAGTCTTTTTCATTTCTGCATTAACTTGATTAACAAGACTTCTTGCCGCACTAACTGCTCTTGCTGTACCGCTTTGAATACCTTGAGTAACACCGTTAGCCATTTGTTGACCGATTTCTCTTGATTGAGTTCTAGCAACATTTTTCATGCTTATCATTTGTCTTGTAAAGTTATTTCTTGCTTCTCTTGATTGAGTAGTTATAACTCTTTTCATTGATATCATTTGAGATGTAACAGCATTTCTAGCAAGTGTAATCTGTGTTCTAGATACATTTCTAATTGATATCATTTGAGATGTAAGTTTATTCCTAGCCTCTGAAACTTGAGTTGATATAACATTCTTCATGCTTATCATTTGTGATGTAACAACATTTCTAGCATTTGTAATTTGATTACGTATTATATTACTAATAGATAGAAATTGGTTTCTTACTATATTAGACACATTTAAGCATTGATTTCTAGCTACGTTTGATATACTTACAAATTGATTTCTTGCTATATTCGCACATCCTACTAAGCTAGTTCTTAAATTGTTTTGTAGTGATGTGAACGATTGAGAAATCGAACTTGAAACACTTTGTGCAGTTGACTGTAAAGCTGTTAATTGTGTTTGCAATGCTTTTATTTCATCTGTGTTCATACTAGAAAGTTTAGAATTTATTTTGTTACTATTAGAATCTTTGCTAGTATTAAGAGGTTTTTCATTACCAGTCTTTTCATCAGCATAAGATTCCCCGGTAAACCAATTTGCAATTTTAGATAACAAACCGGTAAAACTAAAAGTTTTTTTCATATCAGGAGTGGAATTAAAAAATCCAGTTATTAAATCAGTAATACCTTTAGAAAAATCAGGTTTAGAAATAGAAATCCAACTTGTCATTGTTTGCCAAAGTTCTGATGCTCTACCAGTAAATCTGTCAGTTAAGTTTTCAATAAAACTATCAATGAAAATATCTGCAAAGCTACCAGTTAAGGATTTTATTTGTTCGCTTCCTTCTACCCATGAATTCATAACTGAAGCAACTGCATCTAAAGCATCATGTATATTGTCTGAATTGTTTTTTATTCCGTCTCTTAATGCATCTAAAATAACTTTACCAGCTTCTTCTATCTCTGGAGCAACATCTTTTACAAATTCTGAAATTTGTTTAATAGCACTTGAAATACCTTCTCTTATATCACCTTTACTATTTATAATTCCTTGACAAATTTGATGTATAATTTCTTTGCCGATAGCTAATACTCTACTTAATCCGCCTTGAGTTATAAAAGTATTAATTCCACTAAAGGCCTGTTGAATTGCTCCTGATATATCTGCATTTTTTATATGTTCGAGTAAATTATCTAATGCTTTTTTAAAATTATCAAATGTATATAAAGCTTGCCCATCCTTTGTATTACCTTTTTCATTACCACTTCTCCATACAGTAAAAAATTTAGCTAATGCATCAGCTGCAGATTGTATAGACGGTTTTAAAAATTCAAATCCTTGTATAGCAACATCTTGAAGTGCTGATGATAGTACTAATAAATAATATTTTGTAGTTTCGTCCATTGTTTGGGACATTTTTTCAGATAAACCTGTTACCAATTCTAAGTTTTTGCAATATTTATCAAACTGTTCGTCAGATAAACCACATACTTCATTTATTTCACTTAAAGAATTTGATAATCCAAGGTTACTTAACGTTTGTTCTCTAGTAGCTTGATCCATACCACTAAAAGCACTTCTAAGTTCTTTTAAATTTGCAATTAAATCTATTTGGCCAGTAGATTGAGTTTTAGCAGTCATGCCATATTTTTTTAATACTTCATTAGCTTTTTCAAGTGACATATTAGGATATAATTGTTTTATTAAGTCATTCTTAGATACAACGTTTTTTAAACCTTTAGAAGAATCTACTATTCCTTTTGTATTTTCATTGATCATATCGCAAGTAGCACTATAATCGAAAGCATCATCTTTAATTTCTCTATAACTTAATCCTAACTCTTTAAAAATTTTTTTCTGTGATTGAGTGGGGTCTCTCATTGCATCTAAAACGCCAAATAAATCTTCAACATTTTTTGTTGTTACTTTCGCATCAGAACCTAAAACTTGTAAAGCTAAAGCCATATCCTGTGTAGTCATGTTAAATGCAGCACCTAGATATTCTGTTTGACTTAAAACTTCTTTTAAGTTATTTATTCTTTTACTACATTCTTTTCCAGTAACTCCTGCTTCTCCTAAATTTTGATTCCAATAAGACACTGTTTGAGTAGAGTTTTGTACACTATCAGTTAAACTATCATATGCATCATCCGTAGCATTGACAATTGATAGTAAACCTGTCATACCTGTTTTACCAGCTAAATCTTTACATGCAGCTGCTTGTTCAACTAAAGGTAATGATTTTAAACTACTTCTTAAATTTCTTAATGTTTTATCTAAGTCAACTGAACCATCTTTCGCAGTAACAAGTCCTATTCCGTATTTATCCATAGCTTTTGCTACGGTTTCAGTAGGTGCACTTAAATTTGCCAACAATGTTCTCATTGCAGTCCCTGCACGACTTCCTTTTATTGATGAATTCGCCATTAGACCGATAGCAACTGATAAATCATCCATAGAAACGCCCAATGTCCCAGCTACTGAACCGGCGTACTTCATTGTTTCCAATTTTTGTGATTAACCATAGGCTCTTTATCCTATGCTCTATATGTTTCCATATAGTTTAGACTATATCTTTCATTATTCAATCTTGAATAAATCACTCCTGTTCGTGGATATTTCACCATGCAAAACTGTTTAGGTTACTTTATCTAGTCGTTACACCTTACTTACATTTCTGTAAAGTCTTGGCTCGGTATTAACATATTGAATATTAATAATCAATACTCAACTTAGCCTTCACCGAATTAAAGAGTTTTTACATGGGCAAAACGTCTACCCATTAATTCAACAGTTGTATTACTACGAGTAATAGTTGCAGCCATATAATCGACGAAATTTGATGCTTGAGATGCAGACATGTTCATTGCAGTTAAACCATCAGTCACGATATCACTGGCAGTGCCGAGTTCGGTGGCACCGATGGTAGTTAAATTTAAAACATCTTGTATTGACGCAAGAGACTCTTGTAATGAAAATCCTGCCATACCCATATAGCTAAAAGCTTCACTCACCTGTAAACTGGTGTACCTAGTGGTAGCTCCGTATTGTCTTGTTGTTTCTGTCAAAACCTTTGCATCATCACCTAAAACACCCATTATACCAGACACACGAGCCATAGAACTCTCAAATTCAATTGCATCTGCCATTAGAGTGCTGAAATCAAATGAAAAATCTGTAACTTGACTAAAGCAATCCAAAATGGTGTTTGTAGCATTTTGAACAATATCAACAACTGGTTGTAATTTTTCAGATATATTCTGCAAGTTTTCAAAGAAATTTTGTTTACTAGCATCATATAATTTTGAAAAAGCAGTTACCATTGTGGTTACTGCTGCAACAACTCCTGCTGCAACTGGGCCAACAATTCCACTTAAAGTTTTAAAAGTAGTTGAAAATGTATTTACTAGAGAACTCATTTCTCCAAAAACTTTGCCAACATCACCTAAATCAGCAAAAGCATTTTTAAGTTCATTTAACTGACCTTCAAGTTTATCAGTTTCTAATGAAACTTCTATAACAACTTTTCCATCTGTTGCCATACTCTCACCTCCTTTTAGGCATAAAAAAACACCTACAAAATGTAAGTGTTTAAAAATTTATCTAAATATAACTGGATTAATATATTCTTCTCCTAAATCTGATAACATACTACTGTCTATATTATTCCAATTTACTTTAGAAAGTTCATCTTCACATAAAACTAATGAATAAACTTTTGTATCTTTTTTGTTTCCATATTTATCTACAGTATCATGATAAAAATTTATTACATAACTTTCAACATTATTAGGAAAGGTTTCCTCACATAATTTAACAGATTCATAAGCTGAGTATCTTGCTAAAAATAAACCTTTTTCACTACCTAAATTACTAGTGTAATTTCCGTTTAGAGTTAAAACTTTTGAATTTTTATTATAATTTGGTTTAAATTTTGTTTCTTTGTTTATTAATTCTTCCACAGTTGTAGGTTTTGCTTTGACAACAGTTTCTTGTTTTTCTTCCTTTAAGGTATCTTCATAAACTGTATCAGTACTCTTTTTACTATTTATACCTAATGTCACTCCTATAATAAATACTATGCAGAGAATAAATAAAGCCTTTAAAAATAAAGTTCCTGTTCTTTTCATACTATACTCCCCCCTATAATAATATTATAGTACAAAACCTAACTATTGTCTTAATAATTCTCTAGGATCTTCACCTTTCAATAGCATTTCTGTTATTAATGCTTGTTTTTCCTTTTCCTCTAATGACTGAGGTAAAGCATAAAGTTTTTTCATTTTTCTATAGAAATTCTTTTGTTGTTTATCTTGTATCTCAGATAAATCAATACTTCTATATTCTAATATTTTTATGAATTTACAATCACTTGATAAAGAATTAAATAATGCTTTAAATTTCCACCAGTGTAATCCTTCAATATCTTGTAAATCAATGTGATAATCATGCATAAATGCACTATAAATATAAAAATCATCATGTTCAAAGCTATAGATAGTTTCATTTTTACTAGAGTTTCCACTTTCTTCTGAACCTTCGTTAGTACTAATAATTTCTTTTCCACACTTATAAAATAATAACATTTCTTCAACAAATTGATTAATATTATTATTATTAATATATTTAATTGTATCTATTTCATAACCATAATATAGTTGTAGAGCTTCATTTGATTTTTCTTTTTCACTAATATTATTATTTAGCATTAGTTGTTCAAATAAAATAGAAGTGCGAAAATCCCAGTTAATTGGATATCGCACTCCTTCTATTTCAACTTCAATAGGTAAAAAATCGGTTAAAATATTTATACTCATTAGTTATATTTTTTCTTATTTCTTTCAATAGCTCTACGTTGTTGTCTATTAAGAGAAATTTCTTCCTCTCCGAATACTTCTTCAGAAATAGTAGTAACAGATTTTAATTCTGTTGCAAATGCTTTATCTTGTTCTAATTTAGCTTTTGTTAATTCTTTTATAGCTGCGGTACATTTCATTAAATTGCATTTACCTGAAAAAATATCATAGGTTTTTTCATCTCCGAACAATTCTTCAAATAAGCTAATTATACTTTCACAGTATTTTCTAGCACTTTCAACAGAAAAATCTTTATCATCTTTAAATATTTCTGATATTTTATTGTTTGTTTCTGAAAAAACTGATTCAAAAAATTCTTTTTCATCTAAATCTAAAAAATCAAATTCTAATTCCACACCTAATATATTAAATTTTGTATAATCGTTCATATTTTAACCTCCCTAATTTTAATTAATTTACAGTATTTTCTTTAGCAGTATTACTTTGAGTTGCTGCTTGAGTTGCTGTAAAAGTCTTTGTTTTAACATTAAAAGTTCCTTGTACAATTTTCCCTTTTGCATTTAAACTACCTTCGACTTTTAATTTTTCCCCACCGTCACCACTGAATTTAGAAACTTCATTTGAAACTCTAAATTTTCTTGCTTGATAAGTTCCTTCACTTCCTGAGACAGGATCATACATATCTACACGAACGAAATCTCTTTCTGCAGCTGTTCCTACTTCATGATTTCTACCAGTTGACCATAAATTTTTAATTCCTTTTTCATCTGGTATCATTTCAGAGACATAAGGGAATTTTGTTTCATATTTTGTTACAGAAGAAGATGTAGTTTCATCGTTTATGTAACAAGTTGTATCAATTTGTGCACCAGGTTCTTCATCTAAACTTTCAAATCCATATCCTAGCAATACCCATTCTTCCTCTTCGCTAGTACTGATGTTTAAATAATCTGCAACATCTTTTCTAATTAATGCCATAATATCAAACCTCCTATTCTGCTCTTTTTTCGTAAACCAATTTCATTTGAATAACATAAATTGCTTTATTTGCACTCATTTGCTCAACGTAACCATGAGTCAATACTTTTATTTCTTTCGCCTTTAATGGATAATTTAATTCCGGTAAGATTCCTTCATTATTCTTCATTTCTACCCATTCAGCTAATTTTTCATAAAAACTGATGTTTTTCTCGTTGTTATATGCTTCAACACTTTCTCTACTAGTAAAATCAAAAATTAATTGCCTTTCTGTAGAACCATCAATATAAGATTTTAAAATAGTTTCCGAAGGCGAACCATCTACTGAGTAAGTGCCTATTTCATCACCTATGTAATCAGCAGAAATAGGAGATTTATCGTCTATTAGAGGGCATTTTAAGAAAAAATCTATTATTTTATCTGTAATAGTTCTATTTTCTATTTTATCTAAACTAATTGTCATTTACTTGCTTTCCCTCCTATTGTATTTGCAATTTCATTTACTATTGCATCTCCTTCATTAACCCACATACGATTTATCCATTGTTTACCTCTTTTTCCACCACGGTTTAAACCCTCTCTACCCATACCTCTGTTAGTATAAAAGTTAATAGCGGCATATGATTTTGTTCCACCATGATAACTAGCATATACAATGCTTTTTCTATTTTCTCGAGCAGTATTTTTTAAATCTCCTGATAAATAAGGTACGTATGGGTCAGCTTTTGTTCTTACTAGGTTTACGAGTTGTTTTTGTGCTCTATCTAATTTACTTTTGTCATAGTCTATATTAACAGTAACTTTTGCTTTTAAAGTTGCCATTTTACTCACATCCTAGCTCAAAGTGTTTTGTTAATTCACACTTAGTAACATTGATGATTTTAACTACATCATCATAGTTTTTTTGAATATCATTAAACTCTTGAGAATTTGTAATTTCAATGTCATGTATTCCTTTTAAGAGAATATCTTCTCCTTCGTTGAATGTATAATAATTACTTTTATCTTCAAGTTTACTAAATTTTTTAGGACCTATGTAAGTTTTACCTTCATAAGTCCCATAATTTACAAAAACTAATATTTTATTATCTATATCCGCAGATGAACCGGTTGTCTTTAAAAATTTCACTCCTGTAGCTTGTTGCCAATCGATACCCGTTAAATAAGTTCGGTAATAAATGGGTTTTCGATTTTCATCTAAAGATATATTGAATAAAGTTGCACTGTCTTCGTTATATCCGAACACATTTACCACCTAACCTCTCAATTTAACTACTGCTACAGGTAAAAGTTCCTTGATCTCGTTAGTTATATCATAAGCACCGCTAGAACTAACACTTTCATCAAATGTAGTTTTCTTATTTCCTTGAGAAATTGATTTGACACCTCTCACACTTGAATAATTAACTGCATTAGAAATTAAAAGAAACAGAGCAGGTTGATACTCTGTTTCTAATTGTTCAGCTGTTATAGTTCTATTAAGTCTATTCTTAAAATAAAGTAATAGCTTTTGAGTAGCAAGTTGTTTATGAATGACTAAACTTGATTCGCTTTCGTTAGGAAACTTTTCTTGTAATATAAAATCCAAGTTAGCCATTTAAAACAACTCCTTTAAAATTTTAACTAAATCTGATTTTGTCAGTGTTGTATAGCCTTTAACTTTTTTTTCTTTAGCTAAATTCTTTAACTCATTATATTTTAAAGAATCTAAATCTATTATTTCGGATTTTTCCTCTGAGTTGTCGATATTTTGAACTAATTCATAACCTTCAGCAATATATTTTTTTGCCTGTTCTATGGTTTCTACTGTTCTATGAACATTTTCTTTTTTTATTTCAAACATGAAAGAATCAAACTAACGACTTTCAGATTGAGTAGGTTTTGCATCTTTTATATTAGCATATACCCCCTCTTTTTTGCTTTCTAATACCCATAAATCATGGTATCTTCTGTAGTCCATAGCCCATGCATTTGCACTTTGGTTAGTTTCAGGGTCAAATATTCTCATGATATCTTGTTTAGTTACTGCTAAAGGTAAATCTAAAGGCATGATTAAAAAGTTAACATCTAATCCAGAAGTTGCTTTAATGTATCCGCCAGTAGTTTGACCACTAGTCGAACCATCATATAATTGTATTGCACTGTATAATCTATTTTGTGGAACTGGTATAATTGGGCATCCATCAATAGCTGGAACTTTAGTGTTTATTCCACCTTGAGAAAAAGATACAGATGCTAATTTACCTAATGCAGCTTCTTCTATAGCTAGTTGTGTATCATAGTTACACATAATAACTAGTGTTCCATTATGACATTTTTCTCTTAATGTTTTTATACCTTTTTTAATTTTAGCTATAACAGTTGAATTTGCTACAGTATATCCATATTCTACATTTTCATCATTAGCTACACCCATAGCAGTTGTTGCTAATTTACTTAATCTATAAGCATCTACTTCAGGTATAACTTTAGTTCTTTGAAATTCACCCATGATTGTTGTTGCTGTTAATACAAAGTTAGTTTCATCAACATCTTGAGAATCTATTTGGAATTTACGTCCTCTATCTTGTGTCATTGTGTAAGTTTTGTATTCGTATTTGATAGATCCTTTAGTATATCCGCTATCAGCTTGTCTGTCATAGTTAGCAAGTCCGTCCATTGATAATTGAGGTATTTTAACTTCTTTACCACCTTTATATTTAACTTGACCTGCATTGGCATCCATCCAGCCTGTCAATGATTCATGTACCATTTGTTTGTCTAATGCATTTTGTAAAATTTGAGCATATGATATTGTGTTAGCCATGCTAAACACCTCCTAATTAATTTATTTTTATGACAAGCCTAAAATTTGATTTACTTGAGCTTGAACAGGATCAACAGAATCTCCATTTCCACCACCGCTAGGATTAAACGGATTATTTGTCATATCAGTTTTAAGGACTTCTTGTCCGTATTCACTAAATGCATTAGCTAATTTATCTATATTCTGTTTACTGATATCCATATCTTCACCAACTACAAACTCTAAGAAATTTTCGACTTGTTTTGGATATTTCATTTCTGCTAGATAAGTACGACTTTCTTTGATTCTACCTTCATGAGCTAACTTAGCTTCATTCTCTGCATTTTTCTTTTCTGTTGCAGCATTTTTTTCTTCCATTTCTTTAAGTCTTGTTTCCATAGCTTCCATTTGTTCTCTTTGAGCCTTTTGTTCAGGAGTTTCGTGTTTTGGAGCAGTTGCCTTTTTTATTTCACTTTCTATAATTCCTGGCATCTTTTTAGTTTTAAAACTTTCAACTCCTTTAGATACTGCACTGTCTAATTGAGATTGGTTATATCCTTGTATTGCTTTATTTGTTTCAAGGATATTTTTATAATCTTCAACAGTTAATTTGTTAACATCAAAAGGTATTTCTTTAACTTCTGCTATTCCATCAATCCCTTTTAAAACTTCAGTAACATCGGCAGTTTCATCTATATCGTTTAATTTTTCTAACAAATCTTTTTTGATTATCATTTTTACCTCTTTCCCCATGAAGTACTAGCCCTCATAGTATTTAAATAAGAATTTAGTCCCTCGAAGTACTAGCCCCCAAAGTACTTAGTTTACCCTCGTTTCGGAGCATAAAAATAAGCCCTCTCGGGCTTTTATTATCTTGTTAATTTATATATTTCAGTCAATATTGTATCTGTGATATATTGACTATGCACATAAGATTTGTGATTATACTCATTTATCTTATCGTTGTATAATTGAGCTAACTCAAACCAATCTGCATTTTTACACTTTGCTTTGTTGAATATACTGGCTGCTACTTGGCTTTTTGCTTTATCCTTAGTGAAACTTTTATATATGAAAGTATAATAATTTTCATCATCTTCAGATAAATAATAAGTAGCACCATTTAATTTTAGTTTCTTTAAAGGTTTCTGTTTTGGTCTTTTTATTACTTTAACTTCTATAGCATCACTAGGTAATGATACAAAATCAAATAATTTTTCCATTTAATCATCCTTTATGTAATTTCTATTTATTTCCAAACGTATAAACTATCAAAGGACTTTTTACAAGCACCTTAGAATTGATTTTAGAAGGTTGAATTATGTAAACCTATCTTCTATTTCTTTTCCATTTAGTTTTTTTACTTATTCCTTGCATTCTTCTTACATAATTGCTAAAACTTTCTGACATCCAATCAAACGGAATCATGTAATTCACCTCCCCTGCTTTAGATAGTCCTAATAATTGTTTTATATCAAACATACTATTCCTTCTTTCTTTCTATCAATTCTGCTCTTTTTATATTCAATCTTACTACATAAACAATACTAAGTATTGATAGAACAATACTTGCTATCCAGTCTATAGCATTTGATAGATGTATATGAAGTATTGCTAATACTATTGAAAATATTGTGTATGCTAGAGCGTATACTCCTACAAAGGCATATATGCCTAAAAGGAAATCATAATCTTCTTTTCCATACTTATTTTTGCTCAACTTTGTAATTCTCCCATTTCTTATAAGCATCTATGTACATTTCTTTTTTATCTCCATTGTATGTACATTCATAATACATTCCGTCAAATAAAGTTGTACTTAATAATGCTTTGTTATTTTGTAAAACTTTAGCACACCAAACCATAAACACGTCATCTTTTGTTATTTGCTTGTTATCTGATTTATCTAAATGATTATTCGTATATTTTACAACTTCATCTTTACACCAATCTAAAAACTCTTGTTCGTTCATAATTTCCTCCTATAATTCTATATTTTCTATTTTTGCTCTTTCTTCTAATACATTTCTGTATGCTTCCATATATACTAATTGAGTGTGTAATATTTCATATGAGCAGTTAGGAGTAAAATTAAGTGTTCCATTTTTATATCCTTCTAACATTCTTTGTAGTCCAGCTATTCTATTATCCAGTTGATAATATTCAGCTTTAAATCTATCTTTAAAATCTGTTCCTAACATTAAATCTACTGTATCTTGTAATTTCATTTATTTCTCTCCTATCATCTTATAACTATAAAATAACATTTACAGAAGTTATGCTGTGGTATTAAATCATAAGCTTCTTCAGCGGTTAAAATAGTACCATGCATACTTTCACAATCACTGCATGTTCTTTCTTCTAAAACTGAACAATACATAAATTTTTTATCTTTATTACAATAAATAAAAATATCATTTGCTATTCTACTAAGCTCAGATATCAATATTCCTCTTGCTCTTTTTCTACTCATCTTTTGTCTTTGTGTTAGCCATGATGCAATATTATATAAATTCTTCTTGTTATAAGCTATTTTCAATCTTTTTTTAGTTCGATTATTTATTTTAGCCATATTGCTTTGTATTCTTTGCTTATATGTTTTACCTTCGTATTTTCTATTTAATATTTTCTGCTTTTCTTCATTGTCTACAAAATATCCAAAATACTCTACAATTTCTTCAAACATTTCATCAAAGAAGTTATCTATTAAATTTTCAAGCCATTCATCTTCGTTATTAAGCATTGATAGAACTGCTATAACAATAAATCTTTCAGCACTTTCGTAATCTTTTGATGTTTTTTCTATTTGATAAGCAAAATTAGCAGTTTCCATTAACTCTCTAATCTGCTTATCTGTTTTATTCATCTTTTTAAGATATTTTTCAAGTTCCTGTTCGGCCTGATTATATGCTTTTTCCATGAAACTTTTAGTTTCTTCAGCATTTCTATTCTTCGATGTTTGTTTCTGTGTGTTGGTGTTTATCGCCATACAATTCACCTAAACTTTCATCTTCCCTCTTCATTTCTTCTTCATATTCTCTTGCAATTTGTCTTTGTTCAGCATCTAAATCTACTATAAATCCAAATCTACTTGATGCTGTTCTCTTAGAAATAACTCCAGGAGGAACTTGACTAAGCATTTGAGCTGTAGCTAAATCATCTTGAGGAATATTTGCAGTATAAATAATTTTTATTTTTTTCCAATCAAAATTCTTTGCTTTAAAGTAATTTATATAATTACACCAAAATTTCAATCTATTTGTAACTATATTTGAGTGAGCATTTATTTGAAGGGCACATTTATTTTCCAGTGCTATTAATCTACTTCTAAGTGTAATTCCGCTTAAATTTGATTGTAATCTTTCGTTATGATTTATATGACAACTTATTTGATACATATCGTCTTTATATCTATCCAGTGTATTTTGCACAAAAGTATCGTTAATTTGCTTAATTAACCATTGAATTTTACCTTCTTTACCTACCATTAAGATGCCTTTTTTCTTCATTTCTAAAATTGGATCTATTTTCGTTTCTTCTCCAGTTTCTTCATCAACAACTATTTTTTCTTCTTCAAATTCACAATCTGTCATAACCATATATGCGTTTCTAAAGTCTGAAATTTCATTTCCTAAGTCAGATAAATTAGTTTCATAAGCATCTTGTAATCCCTTTAAGTCTTTATATAAACTATCTTCTGTCAATTCTTCAGTTAATTTTCCTACAGAAACAGGTATTATACCAAATCTATGGTTTGTTGGAGGTTCAACTTGGTTAAACTCTCTGTCTAAATGATAAATACATTTTTTTGTATAAACATCTATATGATAAACATCTACATCTAAATGTTCTACTTTCACATCCATATAAAATAAAATATTATCATATTCATCTTGATATGCATATCCTGTTAAAGGAGTCGAAATAATGCTTTTAAATCCTTCTTCATCATATCGATAAATTTCAAACACTTTTGTAAATATAACCATGTATTTCATTAAGTCACTGTCATGATTTTTATTCCATAAAGCCATAGTTGATGTTAATTCATCCAATAAACCTGGTTGTTCTTTACTTTCATAAGTAATAGGATTTCCTACAGTATAAGAGACCTCTTCCTTTACAAATTTTTTGAAAAAATTTGTATTTACTTTTAAATTCGACCTTTGTGTAATTGTTTTGTAGTCGGCCATAGCATCTGTATTGCCTTTATAATAGTCATACATTTTTTGATATTTATGTAAATCAGACTCGAAACATTGATACATATATCTGACAAAATTTAAATGATCAGGGATATTCAAATCTAAAGTCATTCCTTTTTTTAGACCATCTACGATTTCTGCTATAGTCTGCATTATTTTCGGCCTCCTTTTTTATTTATATAATTATTCTTAGTTTTACTTTTTTTAACTTTTATTAAATCTTCAATAAATTTTATATATTTTTCATCATTTGAAACTCTTGCATGACTTTTAAGTATATATAAGTTATTCGTTTTAGGTTTTCTTTTGTAAATTACATTTTTTATTACTATTTCTGCAATAGTTCTAGAATTTAAATGAGAATGACCATTTTCCCATTCTTTTTTCGTATTATATACAATAAATCCAATCTTTTTGTTACTTTTTACTTTCAGTATAATAAATTCCTTATTTTGGTATATTTTTTCCGACTCGGTATAATTTGTTTTATTCCAGTTCGGTTTTTCTTTCATTAAACTTTCAGATTCCCATAATTCTTTAGGAACATCATAAACACTTATAACTTCATCGATAGGCTTATATTTTTTCATTTACACACCCAATCTCCTTCTATCCATGAACCTAATTATATTTTTTGTTTTTATTTTTAGTATTTTATTTGCAAAATCAGAAACAACATCTGCAGCATCATCATGTAGTGTATATGCTGTTCCTTGAAAGTCTAATATCTGTTCTGTAAATGCTTTATTATTATCTGCAAATATTATTTGGCCATTATTAACTGGATCTTGTATAGTTGCAATACGATTATCTTTATTTTTATTATTCATATCATTAATAAATATTAAATTTCTTTTCTTTAGTTCAGGTATCTTTTCAATCATTTGTTGTATAGTAGTTACATCTGAACCTAAGTAGGTATTTCTTTCTATAGATATATGAGTTATATCTGTAAATTCTAATAAAATATCAATAATTGTATTACAATACTCTGTGAAACTCATTTTTTCAAGTACCATTCTTCTGATATATTTAAAGTCATTTTCTCCTAATGAACCTACTATCATTGCAAATGAGTCAGTTTTCTTTTTCTTATTAGAAGAATTATCTCCCGCTGGGTCAACACAAAGCATTGTTTTTAAAAAAATATGGTCCTCTATTTCCTCTACTGATTGAGTTCTTATAGATTTAAACCATTTTTCACCTATACTACTAGCATCATTCATTTTTTCTGACATAAATGATTTTCTATTACTCCAGTATTTAACTGCTATATCTATAAAAAAATCCCATTTTTCTTCCCATAAAACAGGATATTTCATTTCTTCTTTATGTTTTTCATAAAATTTTCTAGCTTGTATTTGAGGATCTTCTATTTTATCGTCAAAATAAATCTTTTTACATTTAATCCATAAATCACTTTCAAATATATCATCTATTGTTTGGCCATCTTCTAATAAAACAGCTCTATTCATAATAGTATGATAATCTCTATTTCTGCTAAGTTTACTTATTAAGCAATCAATATGTAAAACAGTTCCTATACTTACAAACTTAGTTGCTGATTTAACTTTTTTACCTTTTCTAAATACTGCAGTATCTCCAACTTCCTCTACTTCTTTACACCATCTATTCCATTTCTTTTCTCTAGCATCTTCAGTTATAACATCAACTTCGGATTGATAATCCATTTTGTTATCCTAGTGGCTTTTTATCCTCTAGTTCTATATGTTTCCATATAGCTCGGCATACATTTTCACCCTCGTTTAACGTTAGGTTCTCAGATTACTCTATAAATAATCGTGTCGGTGGCTCGTGGGCATATTATATTCTATACTTTTACATAATAATAAAAGCATAGGTTCAATGCCTATGCTCTGCGTGTGTTATCAGCTTTTAAACTGTAACTTCCCCTAGTATTACCTTGTTTAATATATTGATATATGTAAAGTTTTTATCATCTGTAAAAAATGGAATTTCTATATATTTAATATTATTTTTTTTACAAAATTCAATTTTAATAGCATCATGTTTTTTAGTAGTTATTAATTTTTTCTCTGCTTCTTCTTCAGTACATCCTCCAAAATAAGCTTTTTCGTAATGTTGTCTACCATTAACTTCAATAACCATTTTTAGTGATGGTATGTAGAAATCAAAAGGCAGAGGTCTTTTATTTTTGCAATTATCAAATTTATACTCTCTAATATATTCAATATTATTTTCAATAAGGTATTTTTCAACCTTTTGTGATAGTCTAGAATTTTGTTTATTATATTCGTTACATTGAGGACAACATCTTCTTTTTTCTAGATTAGTCCAAAATACTTTCTGTAAACCATGGTAAGGACATTCAAATTCAACTATAGTACTTCTTGTTCCTTTTTTTGTATATCTTCTTATATACTTACAGCCTATTTCTTCAACTATTTTAATTACTTCTTCTAATGGTTTCTTAGCAATCCCTTTAGTTATATATTGAGAAGGTACTCCTTTTACCTCTACAGTATTAGAACATGATTTACATAAATGAAATTTATCCCTTTTAAAAGAATCCCAAGTTCTTTCAAATTCTTTACCACATTTACATTTAAATTTTAATTTTGTTTTAGCATTTTTATATTCAGTTGATAACAAAATACATTCAGAATTGTTTTCAACCCATTCTTTTACATATTCAAAAGTTAATCTCTTCATAACAATCACCTCTTAATTATATTATATCATAATCAGATTGAAAGTTATATCATTATCAATATTAAATTTAGGCTTCTACATTAATTCCACCGATTCTATAAGTTATATTTCTATAACCTACGGACAATTATATTTTTATCCGCTATAACAACAGTAGGCCTTACACCTCCCCAGTTAGCACCACGAACAGAAGTGGTTGACCCTACTGCCCTTATATATGTGTCATTAGTAAACTCAATTTCACCTGAGTTAACCTTGTAATAATCTTTCGAATTAGGCTTTTTACCTTTTAAATCTATTAAGTTTCCAAATACATCTTTTATAAGCTCATTTTCTAAAAACTCTTTCTTTATAGAATTTAAGAATTGCTCGGCATCATCTGCAGTTTTGGCTCCTAATAGAGTAAACTTTGATTTTTTATAGCAATGTAACCATATTGCAAGTGTTTTATCGCATATGGTTGACTTAGCAAGTCCTCGAGGCTCTACTATATTAAGTTTGTCGTATAAATCCTGTACAAAGGCCTCTGAAAGAACTCTCCATATCTTATAATGTTCCTCACATAATTCCCTTGCACTGTTGTCATCACTTGGTACGAAAGTCGTTCTAAGAAAATATAAACTAAAAAATGTTATATCCTTTTCTCCGATTACCTTTGCAACCTCGTTAGGAGTGTATTTCCTTCTAATATTATCCTGATTTTTAGGAAAATATTTCTTTAGATATTTATCAATCAAATATAAAGAGTATTTATTATCATTAGGAAACTCTATATCATCAAAATAAATCATCTAACCTCTCCTTTCTGAATTTATTTACATAAAAAAGAGCAGCTAATTAACTACTCCTTTATATTTTTCTTATTTACATATTTTCTCTTTGATTTATTTTTCTTCTTTTTAGGAAAAATCTTTTCTAGTTTGCTTTTAGTCATTGCTCTACCATTTAAGTAGCAAATAACTTCTTCTTTTTCTTTTTATTTCTGAAATTTTTACCTTTTTCGTTTTCTTTCATAGATATTCCCCTTTATTTATTAATGGCGGAAAGGATAGGATTTGAACCTATGCACCTTACGGTCTAGAAGTTTAGCAAACTCCCCTCTTAACCACTTGAGTACCTTTTCTTATAAAATGGTAGTAATAGTTGGACTTGAACCAACGACCTTGCGCTTATCAGACGCACGTTCTAACCATCTGAACTATATTACTATAATGTTTTGGCTGGCTTAGTGAGATTCGAACTCACAACAAACCATGGTCCGTAGCCATGTGCTCTATCCGTTGAGTTATAAGCCAATATTCTATTAGAAGGCTTGAGATTAGAGCCTTCTGTAGACACCTTTCACGGCATTATTTATTCTCCGTTTATCCACGCACCTAATACGTATTGTCCATGACTGGTTGTAATTTTATAGTGCCACAAAACCCTAACACGAGGCACTCTACTATAGTACTACTCAACACTTCGTATTCTGTCTGCCTTGCGAGCAACAAAGGTTTGCAAAACCACCATGCAACTTCATGTTAAACGATTCACCCTTGGGAGGTGTCACGCACTAGATTATATCATGCAAGGATATTCTAGTATTAAGCCACTTTCATACTATAAGGGAACAGACTTTTCCTTTTATTGTTTTGTTATCATAGACAATTTATCATCCAAAATTAATATTCTCTATGCCTGTATAAATCTGAATTAAATTTGACAGACGTTGTGCTGTTCCTGAAGATTCGTTTCCTTTTGAGACACGAAATACTTCACAACATCAGTGTGTTTCATTGAATTCTTACTCCACGTTGTTAATACATACTCCAGCCCTTTCACTGTTTCACTATTAACAATGGTTAGCGCCCTTTGTTATCACGTGAGGTAAATTATTCAGTGCCACCTGAAAACCTTCGATATACGGTTCGCCTTTTCGAAGACTGTCCCTCTTGGGTTACGTAGTTATCTCCACTACTATCAATTCATGAAGACGTTGGACATTCAGTTCTGCTTAGATGGACTAGTTAACTAGCGACATGTAGTCAGCATGCCTTTACATTGCTCACACAATGCTATCCTAAAGATACTAAGCTACCTAAAATAGATTTAGATTTATTTTTTAAAACACATACATGGCTGGGCGTAATAGATTCGAACTATTATTCCAGGAATCAAAATCCTGCGTCCTACCTTTGAACGAACACCCAATATTTAACTGATAATTATATTCTAATCTCCCAACAATATTTTTTCAATCGGAACATATTCCTAATAAAAAAAGCCAGATTTCTCTGACTTTTAAAATGTATTATTATTTATTTTCTTATTGATATTCTTTCATTCTTCTAATTAGTGTAGCTTTGCTTATTCCTGTTACTTCTGTAACTTGCTTATAACTCATGCCACTTTGCTTTAGATCAATGGCATGCTTAATTTGTTTGTTTGAATACTTTTGCGGTCTACCTTCCGTAAAATCTTCTCTTTGTCTAGCTATTGCCTTGCCTTCTTTTGTTCTTTCAACTATCATATCTCTTTCAAATTCAGCAAAACTTAGGAATATATTTCTTATAAGTTTACCTGTTGGAGTTGTATCCATAAGGCCTATATTAAGAATGTGGACCTTAACACCTTTTTCCAATAGTGAATCTATTAACTTGATTCCAGCTGATGCACTTCTTGAAAATCTATCTAGTTTTGTTACTACTAAAGTGTCACCTTCTTTTAAGAAGTCTAATAACTTATTAAATTCTGGTCTATCTGTTTTTAATCCACTACAAACATCTAAAAATATTTCTGTACAACCTTCATTCAATAATAATTTCTTTTGACCTTCTAGTGAATTACTATCTTTCTTTTGTGAATAAGTGTTAACTCTTGCATATCCATATTTCATATTTGAAACCCCCTATAATTATCTTTAAAATATTATATTACTTTTTCATATGATTCTCTTTGTTTATTTTCATATTCTTTTACAAGTTTATAGAAAGTATTTCTTTTTAGTCCTAACATTTCCATAGCTTTTGCTCCAGTAAACTCTCTGTTTTTCCATTTAGGATAAACTTCATCCCAATTACTTGGAAAGTCTATTTTCTTTCTGCCTTTATAAGCGCCTTTTTCTTTAGCTATAGCTATACCTTCTCTTTGTCTTTCTAATGTATTAGTTCTTTCAAATTCATATATAGCACCTAACATAGTTAACATTAACTTTCCTTGTGGTGTAGATGAATCTATATTTTCTTTACTACTAACAAGATTAATCCCTCTAGAATTTAAATTTTCGACTAGATCTAATAAATCTTTTGTACTTCTAGCAAGTCTTGAAAAGTCATGCACTATTATTGTGTCCCCTTCTCTAGCAAATTCTAACATTGCTTGTAACTCAGGTCTGTTTGTATCTTTAGCGCTTACTTTTTCTTGAAATATTTTCTCTACTTTGTATTTCTCCATTGTAACTAATTGTCTGTCTTCATGTTGTTCCACTGTACTTACTCTTACATATCCTATTATCATATACTTATACTCCTCTCAACTTTTGAAAAATTATACTGGATTTTTATGGCGCTTGGCGCACGTAAAAAAAATAAAAATTTTTAGAAGGTACCCCCTCGGTCCCTCCTTTGATAATATAAGTATACGATAATGTTTGTTTAAAGTCAACTTATGCAAACACTTGTTTATAAACATTGTATTTAATTTCAAACAAACAAAGTTACAAGTGATTTTATTTGTTTTTTTAAAGTATATCCTAAACAAATATATATTCATAGTTACTTTAGCATCTTATATAGGTCTACTATCTACCCTCTTGTCTTATATCTCTTGTGCGCCCCTCTAAGACGTTGCGCTTTGTCTTGTTTGTCCTTATTCTATTGGTAATATATTCCTTCTCTTAATAGTTCTTATAGCTTAATATTATTAAATCAACTATTTAAATAGTTTTTTAAGGGCAACACCTCGTAAATATGGACCGCGATAAGCGCCCCCCTACATTCCCTCTTATGATATTTCACTATCTGTTATATCTATTACATTCCCTTCTATAACATCTGAATCATTAAAATCATCCCAAGAAGGCTCATTATTATTTTCTTTTTCAGTTTCAGGAGTAATAACTGTTTTAGTTTCCACTTTTGAAATTGGAGCGCCAGCCAATCTATTAAGTAAGTATATGCTTGCATCTAGTCTAACCTTCTCGCTCTTAGCTGATCTTGATAGGTCGAGAATATTTTGTAAAAGTTGATTAGAGAATTTCATTATACGATTGTCAACTTTATTTTTAGCAACTTCATATTGTCTATCAAGTTCTTCCATGAATTCTGGTCTTTTCTTCCAGCGCATTATAGTTTTTTCACAAACATCTAATTGGTCTGCTACTTCTTTATTAGTTGCACCATACACTAATAATTCTGCTGCAATTAATTGGTCTTCTGTTAACCTAGAATCTTTTTCTCGTGGCATAATCAATTCCCCTCCTTCCTTTTTATTTCTTCTCTTAAGTGATAATATAAAATTTTATGGACCATTGAAGGTGATTCTTTTCTATCACATGCAATAATATGAAGATTATCGAATTTAGCCATTAATGAAATTACCATAGCCGCGCTAGCGTTAGGATGAACATGGCTTATATATTCACCTTTTAAGAGTTTGATGTAATAATCCTTGTCTTGTATAAGTAAGAACAATTTAACTCCTGCTTCTTTTGCTCTTTTTAGTTCTCTTATAAAACGATTATCTTTATTTTCGTCTTTTACTGGATCCATTAAATTCCCTAGCAGTTCATCTAATCCTGCTTTTCTTTCTATTAAAATATTAGGTATATATTCTCCTTGATATCTAATAGCATAATCTCCAGTATCTAATTTTTCTCTAGTAGCCTGTATTCCATTTTTTATAAGAGTATCTTGGATTAATGTATCTTGTTCCCTTGTATCGCATATAATTTCATAATCTTCATTTTTTATTTTCATATTATCCCCTTCTATAAGCTAAACATATTGAATTTGCAACATTTATAGAGGTTTATGCCGTAGGCAATTAAGAGAAATTCTGTTCTGTATATAATATATAAGAGTTAAGCACCTTTAAAAGTCTTATAATTATTAGAAAATCAATATTTTAAAGGTTTTTTATACTATCGGTTCGAGTTAGGTTTTTGGATTAATTTTGTCGGTTCGAGCTGGGTTTTTTATAATACTTATAAGCATAAAAAAATAAGGGTTAACTAATTTCCCTTATTTAAAAAAACAATAATTTATTATTTCTCTTATTTCTTCTGTGTTGTTTCCTCCCCAAATTACGAGAGGATTTATTATATAATAATCTTTTGTTTTTTCTCCTGCATATACTTTTGAGTATGCAAATAAATAATATTTATGCCCATCTACCTTTATATGAAATTTTCTTAAACTGTCTCTAAAAAGATACATTGAATTTTGTTTTGTACTTAACCCTAATAATTCACAAATATCTTTTAAACTTAATTTATCCAGCTTTTCAATATCAACTTCCAAAGGATTTTTACATAATATATTTAATTTCCAATTTGCATAAGGTATTAATTGAAATACATAGGATAAAGTTTTATGCTGCCTAATTGTAGTATGTTCATACAAATATCTAGTTGTATTAATCATTATTCTTACATACTCTTTATTTTTATAAAAATTTTCACCTTTACTAAAATACTTAGGATTTAGATAAAACTTTTCTTCTACTTCAAAAATAAGATTGTGTTTTTTCATATCACTTAAAAAAGCTAAAAAAGCATCTCTTTTTAATCCTAGTTTTTGTTGAATCTCTTTCTTTGTCATATGCTCTACTTTATTGTTTTTTTTATGTAATATAAGCAAATTTTCTTTTCTGTCATTATAATCAATATATGTAGCTAAATAAATTATTCTTGCTATATTAGCTCTGTCAATATCCAAATCGTAGAAAAGTAACTTTTTATTTACATAAAACATATGAACAAAGCCTCCTTGCTTGTTGCAATACTTCTTTAAATCATTTTTTCTATTAATTAATCTTTTCTGTTTCGGAGTTAATTTTTTAGATTGTTTCTGAATAACTAACTCTTCGTCATTTTCTATTTTAAAATTATCTAGGAGATCTTCTGTTTCTGAGTTTACTATTAAAACATCTTTCATTTCACATATCTCCTTTTTCAAAATAAAAAAGACAGTCCTGAAAAGACTGCCTTTACTTTGATACAATTAATGCATCTTAATATAATTATAGCATACTTTTTTTAAGTTTTAAATGAATTTTAAATACAATGTTTTAATTTAATCAAGTTTTAATAAATAGCAAATTTTTGGTAATTTAAGCATGTTATAATTGAAATAAAGGAGGTGTAACATTAAGTGAATAATACACAAATATTAGCTAAACACTGTAAAAAAGTTGAAGTAAAAGAACTTAAAGAAAAAGATAATTGTTTTTTGTGTGGTTGTGAAATAACAAAAGGTATTCCTGTAAAAAAAGTTATCAGTAGTAATTTTACAAACTTTGAATTCTGTAAAAATATAAATGGTAATAATTGCTGTCAAGATTGTGCATCAACTATAAAAAATGCTGATTTAAGAAAAAATAGCTTTGTTGCGGATAAAGATAATCTGTATTTGCTAAAGAAAAACGATATAGAGAATTATTTATTTGACTTAGACAAATATGTAAAAGGTGAATTCGTAGTAGGCATTACTGTATCATTTAAAAAACATAATTCTTTTAGATGCAGAGTCAATCAAGACACTTTGAAGTATTATATAAGACAAGAAGACAAAGAATTTCTGTTTGATGTAAAAGAAATGAAATATTTGTATAGCAAACTTAATGAGGCTTATTTGCAATTTTCAAAAGATGAAATATTATCAGGAAACTATTCAACTATTGCTATTGAACAATTTGGATTAGATAAATTTATCGAATATGAAACTTTATTTAGAAAATACAGAAAATCATATCAATTTGAGCTACTTGTATATATTCTAAATTCAGAACGTAGAAATGAATATATAAAACAAAAACAGAAAGAACAAAAAGAACAAGCAGCTAAATTAAAAGCTATTAAAAAGCAATCTAAAAAAGGGGGAAAATAATATGGATAAAAACATACAACAATATTGTGTTTCAACATTATCTGAAATTTGGGCGCAAATAGATTGGGATAAAGTAAAAGGTAGCAGAGCACTTGGTATTTGGGATGAATTTACAGCTAAAGTAAAATCTACTGCTATGACTACTACTAGTTATGAAACTTTTGTAGAAAAACTTTGTAGAAAAATGGACGTAAGAAGTTTAAGATTTGCTATGATTAGTGAAATTTCAGAATTGAGCGAAGATATAAAAAAACAAATATTAAAATGTTTTAGATCAGAAACTCAAATTATAATTTTGAAACTTAGACTTCAAAATCAAATAAGAAAAGAACAAATGCAAAGAGAAAAAGAAGCAGCTGCAAATAAGGAGGATTAGAGAATGAAAAAAGATATAACATTAAAATTGTTAAGCCCGCTTATGCATTATGGGGACGAAAGAATGGGTACTATGCAAGTAGCTAGATGTATGAAATTTGAATATAACGGAGAATTTATAGATATACCAGTTTATAGTGGAAATGCTTTTAGAGGAATTATGAGACGTATTGCAATGAGAGATTTCTTAGAAAAAATAGACATAGCAGAAGAAGGCATAAGTCCTAAATTATATTATTTACTTTTCACAGGTGGAACTCTTACAGGAGGCGGGCGCTTTTGTGAAATAGGTGAAAAAAGAGAAATGAGACGTTTATGTATTCCACTTAGTTTATTTGGAAGTGCAATTGGAGATCAAATTCCAGAAGGTAAAATGAAAGTCGGAATTTTCAAACCTATTTGCCAAGAAACAGCTGAGTATACAGGGAAACCTAGTAATGTATCTTTTTATGACATGTTAGATGAAATATTCTATACTAGACACGATGATCTAAAATGCACTAATTATGATTTAATAAAAGATTCAGAAGATAAAAAGGATAAAAAAGATAATCCTGTTCAAATGAAATATGAAATGCAAGCATTAAGTGCTGGAACTAACTTAGTTTCTTCAATTGCAATAGAAAATTCTAATGACATAGAAGAATCTTGCTTAGAATCTATAATAGAAAAATTCAAAGAAATGCCTTTTATAGGTGGTAAAAGTGCTACAGGACATGGTGAAGTTGAAGTATTTTATGAAGGTAAAAAAGGTTCTGAGTTATATTATAATCATCTAGAACAAAACAAAGATGAAATAAGGGAATGGCTTAGAAATTTAGAAGGGAAATTATAAAAATGACACTTGATAATTTCTTAGAAATAGGTTCAATATGGTCTGCCTCTAATCAATTTCTCAGAAAATTACAAAACTCAAAAGAAATTGTTAAAGAACAACTATTAAAATATGATAAACCGTATATTTGTTTAAGTGGTGGTAAAGATAGTGTTGTAATGGCCTTTTTAATTGCTGATGTAATACAACATGATATAAAAGATTATAAAGGAGATATTATATTGTGGGGGCATGTTAGTGATGCATCTTATCCAGGAACAATTGAAACTATGGAAAAAGTATCTAGTCAAACTGGAATAAAACTTGTTCTAGATACTTCTCCAGTATCTGCTTTTGAAGTTTTGGACGATTCTGTTGTAAAGCAATTCGGTAAACAAGGTTATTTCTTTGATGCTATAGAAAATTGTATAAATACTTACGAAAGAAATTTAAGTTTTATAGGTGTAAGAGCATATGAAAGTAGAAGAAGGATGAGAGCAGTAAAAGCTCATGGTATGACTTTTACTTCTAATGTACCTACATTCTGTAATATATGCTATCCTCTTGCTTGGTATAAACTAGAGGACGTTGCAGCATTAACTTATATGTATAATACTCCTATTCACCCTGTTTACTCAAAAGTAGATACTAGATTAAAATATAGTTGCACAGATGAAGGCTGGATAAGACTAGGTTATTTAACTGCTAAAGATTTGTTAAATCAAGGTTCTGCAGTATTTATAAAAAGAAATTATCCTGAGCAGTTTGAAAAGTTAGCTCAACATTATCCTGAAATAAGGAACTATATTTAAAAGGGGGTTGAAAATATATGTTTAAAAACTTCAAAGTAATAGCACATTTAGGAAGCCCTCTTTGTGCTATAGATGATATCATATTAGATTCTGTTATAAGTGCTGCAATGTACAAAGATTTACTTAAAGATGACTATTATTTTGGTTCAAATAAGTACGGAACAAAAGAACAAATAGATAGTATGCTATCAACAATATTAGATAAGCAATATGGCGTTTATTGTACAAGTTATGGTTTTGGAAATGACAGAGAAACTATTTCTAGTTGGTCCAAAAGGTTTGATGTAAAGAATGATGATCTAATAAAATTTACTGGAAAAGCTAAACATAGAGTTGACTTAGGAGCTGGATACTTTAAAAATTATCATATACCTATAGTTTTAAAGTCAGTAAAGACTTTGACTTTCTATGTTAGAGGTGATATGGAAAGAATTAAATATTTATTAGAAAATTATATTTTTTACCTTGGCAAAAAACCTTCACAAGGTTACGGAGAAATTAGATATTGGGAATTTGAAGAAATTAAAGATAATATAAGTGTATTAAATAAAGAAAATAAAAATATGAGAAATATTCCTTTTGATGAAATTAGTGATATACTCGAACAAAATGCTAGTACGAGTAAAAACAAATCAGAAGATTTTACATTTAATCTAAAAAAAATGCCAGTAATCCCACCTTATTGGAGACTAGATTGTAAAAAAGTTTGTGTGGTATAAAATAAAAAGCTAGGAGACTTAAAGCCTCTTAGCTTTCTTTACATTCATTTTCAATTATTCTATAAATATGTTCAGCCAACATTCTTTTACTTGGCTTACTAAGAAAAGTATCATATCTGTATAGAACTTTCTTACTTTTTAATAAATCAGAAATAACCATTCCTATTTCTATATTTCCGTTATTATAAATAATTCCCATTAAATAATCATCTTCTAAATCACAAAATTCTTTTGCAATTTCATAGCATTTTCTTTTTGATATTTTTTTCATACTATTTCTCCTTTACTCTGATTCAACACAATCGAAATGTCTAAACATTTCAGTTGCTTTTTCTTTGTTTTCTTCACTTTCTTTTACAAATCTTAATAAACCACCTACAAAGTAATCAAAATCTCTCCAACCATCTTCGTCATGGTAACAATGTAAAAATGTATGTTTTTTACTTTCATCTAAATAAAATCTTACTTCATATATATTTTTTCCTACGTCTGCTGAATGATGTGTAATTTCTTTTGTAAAGTTATTTTCTAGATATTTATATATATCCCATTTGTTAACTTCGTTAAAGAATTTTTTTCTATTTATTACTGTCATTTTCTTTTCCCCTTCCTTTTTACCTTCTTGAGCTAAGAAAGATAAACATAAACCTAATTGAGCTTGATAATCTACTTCTGGATATTGTTCTTTTATTTCCTTTGTCATTTTATGAGCTTCTTTCATTAAATTTCTTTTCATCTTTCTTACCCCTTTTCTTATTATTTATTATACTTATATTGTATATTAACCCCCGTTTATTGTCAACCTTATTTTTAATTTTTTATTTTTCTCATAAAAATAGACTAGAACTATCAGTTTTACTCTAATTCTAGTCTTATATTGATTTTAATTTTCCATTTTTCTTATAATTATTCTATCTCTATCAAATGATAACTCTATCTTTCTGTTTTCTTCATTGATTCCTAATTCATTTAACCAACTTTTAGGAATTGATGATACTCTAGCAGATGTATTTTTAAACTCTGCTAATACGACTTTGTTTTTTATTAATTCAAAGAGTTTAACTCCTAGAATTTCCTCCAGTTGTTTTAAAGTTTCTGGTCTTGGAGTTCTATCTCCTCTTTCATATTTTTTTATAGTATCTACAGATACTTCTAACAACTCAGCAAGTCCTTTTTGAGTTAATCCCTTTTCTTTTCTTGCTGTTTTTATTTTTTCACCCATTGTCATTGTTCTATCTCCTTTTCTATTTCTCTTAGAATTCTATCTCTATTTGTAGTATTTATATATCTTATTTTACTGTTTTTATCCTTATTTTCTATAACTTTATAGTACATACCATGAGAATTTACTTTTGTATTTATGAATATGTAATTTTTACCTTTAAGTAAAGCAACATCAAAGTTTTCTACACCTGCAGCAATAAAGGTCCAATTAGGTAAAACTTCCTTCATTGTATTGATCCAGTTATTAGTTCCACCAAAACAAATAGCATTCAAATTATTTAACTTATCTATATCGACCTCATTATTAGTAGGCGGAGTATCTTCACAATTAGATAAATTAAACATTAAATTTCGTAACTGATGTAATTCATCTTCTACATCTGGTTGATTTTCGATAGATTTTAATAAGTGATTATTTTTCTTTTCTAATCGAGTATTTTCTTCAACTAGTTTCTTAATCTCTTCGTCTAATTGTTTTTTTAGACGGGCATTTTCTTGTTTTAAGTCGTTATTTTCTTTTCTTACTCGACTTAATTCAGATTCTTTTTTCTCTATTAATTCTTTTAAATCCTCATTTAAATTAGAAAAACAATATCTTTTAGCTTCTTTATATGCTTTAAGTAAATATCTAATTTGTAAAGCAGGACCTAAAAATTTATATAATTCTTTATAGTCCATTTCTTTATGTGTTAAATTCCAACAACAAATTAATTCTTGAATTTCTTTATCTTTTAGTTCGTTATTTATCAAAGAAGGTAATGCTATATCCTCTAGATCATAAATATATTCAAACGAAACATTAAATATTTGTTCTTCTGTCATTTTTTCAAGCATAATTTTACCTTCTTCTAAAATTACATAAGTAAATCCGTTAAAATTAAATTCTGGATATATGTTTTTAAATTTAAGTTCGATATCTTTTAACTCTTTTTTATCTTCTTTACTTATATTTTTATATAAAATTGGATAATCTTTTGCAAGATATTCATTTCTGACTAATAGTGAATTACAAAAGTCTTGGTATAATCCATCATGAAAATTAATTTCTTTACCTTCTAATTGTGCTAAAACAAGTACCGCTAATAAAAATCCATCTATTTCGTTATTTTTAAAAAATTTAGGATTATTTTGCTTTAAAAAATCACTCAAATTGACAATATTAGAGTTTTTAACTAATTGATTTGACTTTTTATAAGTCATTCTTAAAAGCCATGATGTGTTTTTTACATCATCATCTAAAATAATTCCCAATGCTTTTTTAAAATAAAACTCTTGTTCAATCGTTCCATCAAGCTCGATTTTGTAATATTTATGATTTCTAGCTAATTTAAGGTATTTCTCTTTATTTTGACTATATAGCTTATCTATATGTTTATAAGCTATTTTACTTGTTGCTAAAACTTCACATAAAAAATACGTGATATCTAATTCCATTCCCTTTCCTTCTTGCATGTTTTATACCTCCAGTCTCCTTATAGATGCTAAAAGCCCAGCTTTCGCTAGGCTACATTCTTTTTGTAAAACAACTACAACCTCCAGGAACTAAAGTTCCTTTCTTTGTGCATTTTGCACTTAACATAGATGCTAAATAATAATACTTACATATAAAACATTTACTGTATTTACTCATATAAATCTCCTTTCCTCCCACCCTTATATTAAGACGAGTATTATAGTGGGTTCGCCTTTATATTATTTATTTTACTTTCATAACACAATTAAATCATGTCAGAAAGTGTGCCTTTTCTCCTATCGCCAATTTACAAGGGCTTTAGACCTTTACCTTTCGGTAGCTGGTTTAGAGAAGGAGCAAATGCTCCTTGTTGTTATTATGCTAAATATTCATCAACTGTTGCTGGAAAGTCATATCCATATGGTCTTTCTACTATGTTATCAAGTATTTCTTGTTCTACATCATCTGCTACAACTCCAAATAAATCTCCATCTTCGTCATAAACTAAATCGTATTCGATTTCTCCTGATACCCAATCATACGTTTTTATGTTTTCTTCCATTTCTACTATACTTCCATTCATTTTTTGTACTTTCATCATTTTCTTAACCCCTTTCGTTTATCTTTATCTTATATTTATATAATATATCAAACCCCGTTTATTGTCAACCTTATTTTAAAACTTTTTCAAATTTATTTTTCGACAATAAAAAACAGGCTAGAATTAACTAACCTGTTTTCGTGAATGGGCGTTTACATCCCTATTTTTTAAATTCATTCATATTACACACCTTCAAAGCTCCAACCATTTTCTCCAACTACCTCTAAAATCTCTTTTAAAGTATAGTTCTCAAATGGATGTCTATCATAAATCCCATGTGATATATCTTCACTATCAAAAGTGTAATTATATACAGACCAATCATAATCTTTTGCTTCTGCTTTGCTCATGCAATCTGTATCTTCTATATTTTCAAAACTTATAAAATCCCAGCAACATGGATGTACTAAGTCATGTCTAAATCCTTTCACCTTATTATATGTTATATATATTCCACTCTTAAAAAATTTAGATGATTCATACATTTCCATCAAATATTCATCACTTAGAAATTTTAATTTATCCATAGTATCCCCCTTTTATATCAAAATTAACTAATTCAATTTCTGCTTCTTCTAATATTTCACTTGATAATTCATCAGGATAATCTCCTAAATAAACTATTTTTTCTATTCCTGCATTTATACACATCTTTGCACATAATACACAAGGTTTTGTAGTTACATATAACGTAGAATGATTTATATTAACTCCATTGTAAGCTGCTTGAATTATAGCATTTTGTTCAGCCTGTAAAGCTCTACAAAGTTCATGTCTTTGTCCTGATGGTATTTTTAGTTGTTCTCTTTTGCATCCTATTTCTTCACAATGTTTTAATTTTTTAGGTGCTCCATTATAACCAGTCGCTAGAATTTGTTTATCTTTTACAATAACTGCTCCTACTTGTCTTCTAATACAAGTTGAACGTTTCTTTACTATTTCAGCAATTTCCATAAAATACTCATCCCATGTTGGTCTCATAATTATTTCTCCTAATCATATCCATGTTCTTTTTTAAATTCAATAAACCATTTTCTTAAAGCTAAGTATTTTTCTTCTCTAGTATCCACTTCTTCTTTTGTAGGTTTTCTACCACAACTATGCTTATTACCTTCGGGACAATATCCTAATTTTTCACAGTTAGGAACTAAATATGTTTTGTATCTCGGCTCTATTTCTACTACTTGTTTGACCATTTCTTTTACTATTGTTCTAATTGGCAACTCTGCTCGTGTGCAAAGTCGTATATTTGCTAGATGCATTAAACATTCTAGGTTAACTGCTATATTACATTCTGTTGCTACTCCAATAGGTAATATTGTTCTAGCTATCTCATTAGCTTTTTCTCCTGTTATACCACCATCTTCTAAGAAAGTTTGTATATAGTTATATTGGGCATTAACTATATCTTCTTGGTCTTTTATTGTCTTAACCATATATGGACTATCTAGTAACTCTGGAGCTATATATATACTTACCTTTCCATCTTTATTACAATATCTTAAGCTTTGTACATTAGTTACAAATCCTTGTGTATGTCTTACTATCTGATCTACTGCTGAACGTGGTATATTTTTTAATTCAAATACCATGTATAGATGTCTACTTCCACTTAGATGTCCACTTTGTAAACAACTTTCTCCAACTTTTTCTGCATATTTAGTATTTGTGTTATAACAAACTGCACTAAAGCGCCCCTGTCTTTCTATAAAGTTTGAAACTTCATCTTTATTTATTAATTTTATATCAAAATCTTTTAGTGTAAACATATTATTTTTCCTCCCATTCTTCTAATTCTTTTCTCAAATGATTTAATTTTGCCCATGCATAGTTAAATTTTTCTGTTCTTTCAAATACATAATTTCCTTGATAATCTCTTGTGAATTTAATTTTTAACCATGATAAAGCTAATGCTAAATATGTACTTTTTACAATTTTCTTTTCCTTTGTATCTACAGGTTTAGTTTGTTTTATAGGTCCTTGGCCATTAAGTTGTCTACATTTCTTTTCATCAGGATCTAAAAACATACATAAGTCATTAATTTTAGAACATTTTATTTGTTTCCCCACTTTTGTTGCATGTTTGCATTTCATAAATTTTAACTTCCTCCCTCATTTTACCTTTAGTTAGACAGCCACAATCTTTGCATTGACTGACTACTCCATAATCTATTTCCAAGAAGAACACCATACCCCCACAAAGAGGGCAGGCATTCTCTTTTCCTCCAAAGATTTTACTCTTTTTAACTAAATAACCTTTATTATATGCCTCTTTTATACCTTTAGAATCGTTAATTTTACAGTTTTTTAAGAACTCATTTTCTTCTTCATCTAAAACTTCATGTGTTACTTCAAATAATTTTGTATCATAAGACCAACCTTTAGGTAGTTTTCTATATCTTTCCTCGCTCTTAAATTCATCAAGTGGTATTCCGTCTATAATTCTACGTTCTCTTGGCACAATATAATCAATTATAACTGCATCAGAAAATTGTTCATCTACTAAGCCATATTGAACAGAATATTCATGTGCTTTTTTATGACACCAATAAACTAGATCTTCTTTATTAAAACGTTTTTCAAATCCTGGTTTCATTTATCCCCCTTACATATATAACTTACTTATTATCCATGCACCAATAACCACTATGATTATTGCATCTGCTATTGCTCTATTCATGTTCTTCTCCTCCTATATACCAATCTTCTGGAATATCCTCTAAAGTGCAACTCCCTAGTATATCATATATAGGGCAGTTACCTGATTCATACATATCATCACATTGTTTACCTGTAACAGATTTACAAGTTTGTTGAATTACTTTAAGTGCTTTTATTAACTCTTTTCTATCTTCCATTAATCTGTCTCCTTATTTAATCTTTCTATCTCTCTATTTAAATACCATGATGCTTTTTTAAGGTCCTCTAATTCTTTATTTAAGTCTTTTTTACCAGCTCTAGAAACATATTTAATTACATTACCTCTAGCAAAATTTAGTTGTTTATCTTCAATAAAATCCATTACCTCTATATTTCCATCAGTATAATGTGATGGATGGTTAACTGGGTCATTTATTTGTTCTATTTCTTTTTTAGAATTTTCACATACTTCTTTTATTGTATATATTTTTTCTTCCCAATGTTCACAAGCTTGGTGTATGTTTGTTAGTAAAAAGATTTTACATTCATTATTTACGTAATTTTTACAGTTTTCACATTTTTTTAAAAAATCATTACTCATTATTTCACCTCCAATAGCTCTGGATTTTCAAACTTATTTCCTATTATTTCAGATACAGTCCATATACTTGGTGACATAAAATTACTTTTATCACTATTTAATGCATCAAAACAAGCATCTTCCTTATCCCAAACTACTAAATAATTTTCATATTTGCCATTATGCAGTTTGCATTTTACTATATCTCCCTCATATATTTCATTTCCGTTAGCATCTTTACAACCTGTATATTGTCCGGCACTTTCCTTATCTACAATAAATACTTCTCTAATACCAGCTGTTACGTATGCATTAGATGAACCATCTATAAAAATTGATTGATGTAATCCATAACCATAAACCCATTTTTTCTCGAATTCGTTATACCCTCTGAATTTAATTTCCCTATTCATAGTTTTCCTCCAACAACTCTTTATTTTCATACACATTTCCTATAATTTTATTTTCTGCAGTAGAGAATATAGAAATAAGTCTAACGTTATATCCTTCTTTTGATTGTATATACCAACTTGCTTTGCGATATATAACCGCTCCAATTATATGATTTAATCCTCTAGTTGTTTCTACTATGTCACCTTCACATATTTCTATATCATTAATATCTTTGTATCCTGTATATTCTCCGATGCTTTCTCCGTCTACTTCAAAGAATCCTCGGTAATTATGTACTAAATATGTTTCTAGATCATCATTGTATTCTGCTCCGAAACCTTTTATCCATTGGCCTTCATCTAAAGAATAGCCTCTTACTTTCATTTCTCTCATTGTTTTCCCCTTTAATAATACTCAGTTTCTAATTCAAATCTATACTTTTGTTTTGCATTTGGATATTTTTCTTTATCTACTTCACTCATAAACATATCATATGGTCTAGCATATATTTGATAATCATCATATAAAGCCATGTATATAACTAATTTTGTATCTGCATACATTTTAGGATGGACTCTAGTTTCATCTGAAAGTCTATAAGTCGGAATGTTTACTAAGTTAGGCTCTATATATTCTGTATATCTTGCCATAACTGGAAACCAATTTATATTTTTATAATCTCGTAATTCTCCAGAACTCTTTGGAGTTGAAATAGCTAATACAATATACTCTTTTCCTTTAAAATGATTGTATATAGCTGGATATACTAATTTTCTTTCTCCCATCAATAGTCCCCCTTATCATGTTCTTCTATATCTTTTATTGCACATTCGATAGCCTCCATAGGTTCTAACTTGTAAGCTATCATGTAGATTCTAGCCAGTTCTACAATTTCATTCACTCTGTTTAATAGCAAAGCTTATCACCCCCTTTTTAGTACTTGTAATTCTTCAAGTTTCTTACAATCAACATACTTGCATTTATCTTTACAGTTATGTTTTATAATCGTTCCTTCTCCATATGCTCCTACTATTTGTGGTCCTAAATAGTTGCTGCAGTATTTATCGCCAGTTTCTTTTTTAAAGTATTTACATTTCATCTTTATCACCTAATTTTCTGTTATATCAACTATAGCTGCTACTTCTGAAAATCTTACAAAGAAATTTTGACCATCTTTATCATCTTTAAATAAATTGATTCCCTTTTCTTCTTCCTCTGCTATTTTATTTATATCTGCTAAATTTCTTATGATATTTTCCTCTTTGAAACTTCTTTCAAATTCCTTACCACTTTTTAAAATTATTCTAAATTTTCTGTATTGCTCTGCCATATACTTACCCCCTATTTTCCAGTTTTTTTGCGATTCTGTTTTGTTTATATGCTATCCACTTTTGTACTTCTAAAGCATCAATATCATATAATTCTTTAAGCCATTCAATTCCTATTAGTACATCAGCTATTTCCTCTGCCATGTTGTCAGCATCCAATTTGCCTCGTTTTGCTTTGCTTATTGCTTGAATTAATTCTGCACATTCTTCCATTGCGATAGTTGTAAATAATTCCTCATTTTCTGATGCCTTCATGAAGTATTTTATTGTATTTTCTTTTTTATTCATTTTTTTCTCTATTCCTTTCCATTTCTTCTTTGTTCATATTCCCTCCTAAAAGGAGGTCAGTTGATTATATTTCACTTGAGCTCCAATCATTTTTTCACCTAATCTACTACTAAGTAATTTCTTATATCTCCGTTTTTAAAATATATTTTTATTTCTCCATAATCTAATAAATTATCAAAATATATTTTTATATCTTTCTTAATAATTAATTGTTTCAAAGAGTTTATATAATTTGTTCTTTTTACTTTGTCTGTTATGTTTTTTTCGAGTTTAACTGCTAATATAGCATTAGTCATTTCCGACATTTCTATTGCCTGTATATCATTTGCTATATGTATTAGTCTTTCTTTTGTTATCTCTTTCATTTAAACCTCCTTATGCTGTTATTCCTAATTCGATTAATTCTTTTTTAGCTTTATCTATTCTATGTTTAATTGTATTTTTTTCTACTCCAATCATTTTTGCTATTTCTATATTTTTATAACCTTCTGATTTCTTTATAATGATTTTTCTTATGTCATATATTTCGATTTCTATTTTTTTTAGTACTTTTAATAAATGTTCTAAATCAACTTTAGAAGTATAGTCATCTTTTTCATAAATCATAAGGTCTTTAAATGTTAAACCTTCTTCATCTTCAATATAATCATCTATTGAATTTTTGCACGTATATTCTACTTTTCTTTTTAAAGTTTTTTGTTTTGCTACATAGCAATTTATTTCACTTTTTATACAAATATAAGCATATGTACTAAATTTAGCACCTTTACTTGGATTAAATGTATTAATAGCTTTTGCTAATCCAATCATACCTTCTTCTATGTAGTTTTCTCTATCGCTTTCTGTAGTTTTTTCATAAGTAAATTCTTTGTTTATAACTGAATAAACTAATCCTAAATTTTCTTCTGCTAATTTGTTTTTTTCTTCTGTATTCAATTTCTTTATATCCTCCTATATAAAACATAACTGGTCGCTAACTGTCAGCATTTCTTTTTGTGCTTTTTCATAGAACTTTTTATCTACTTCAAAGCCGTATGCACTTCTATTAATTTCTCTAGCTACTTTTAGTGTTATTCCACTTCCTGCCACTGGATCTATAACTACATCACCTTCATCAGTAAATAATTGAATTAATCTTTTTATAACCTTAGAAGGTTTTTGAGTTGGATGTATCTTAGGATATTCTTTTCCGTCTCTTTCCCATTTCATCCAGTTAAAAACCATTTCTTTATTGTTATTAAACTTAGGTAACTTGTCCCTATAAAGTACAACTGCAAATTCAGTTGCTCCTACTATTCTCATATTTGCTTTTAAAACTTGTGGTGAGTAATTTTTTATAAAGAATAATGGATAACTATTTTTAAATCCATATTTCTTTCCGTAAGTTATCACAGTTTGTATTTGGTCAAAAGCGCAAAATACAATCATTGCTGGAGCTTTACCTTTTTCTTTAGGCTCTTTTATAAGTAATTTATTACAGAAGTGAAAGTATTCGGCTATGTTGAAATTATTATCTGTATTAAAAAACATCTTTCCAGCTTTTTTACTTTCACCGTTTTTATTATCTCCACCTACATACCATTCTGGATTACTTCCGTATGCATTTACTCCTACGTTATATGGAATATCAGCTATTACTAATTGTGCCTTTGGTATTCCATATCTTTTATAGTTTTGAAAGTTATCGTTTATTAATTGCGTCTTTATCATATTCCCTCCTAAAAGAATGTCAGTTGTTCATAATCAACTTGTTTTATTTCTTCTTGCTTAAATTCTTCTACTGGATCCTTCCAACTAATTCTGCCACATGTATAACCACATTTATTAAGATTATCACAGTCTTTACAACATTGATTCTTACAAACTCTGCTTAAATCCAGTTCTTCGTTATTCTCTATTTGTTCCAGTAGCATTAACTCTTTTACTGAATCCATTCGACCACAGCCAAATGCTGTCATGTTTCCACATTCAAACTCCATTTTATTCACCTAGAATTGTCTTTTCCATAAAATTGTAATTGTTTTATATTTTTCTCTTAACTCTTCTATTAAACTAAGTACTCCTTTGCCTGTATCAACTCCATTTATATTCCATTGGTGTTTTGTGTATTTACATTTTAATATTTCATCGTCACATTTTAATTTAACATTACAATTAAACATTAATGTGTGTTTCCAATTATCTCTTTTAGCCATTTTAAATCCTTTCTAAAGTTCTTTTTCTATTTCTAATGTAATTCGTCTGATTAATTTCAAGTTATCTTTTATAGATTGTTTACTTGGTTTTTCCAGATATATATAATTGTTATCTCCATTTGTATCATAGTTTTCTAAAGCTATATTATAATTTTCTAGTAATCTAAACTTTTCTTTTGTACTTTGAATCAAATAATCTAATGTGTTTATTTTATTATTCATCTTTTTCACTCCACTTATTTCAAACTTAATTCGAATAAAAATGTATCGTACTCGTCTAATTCATAATCTGACATACTATCTAAATCCCTGTGCTCCATTTCAAATTCATCTTCTAACATTTCTATCCACTCTCTGTAAGTTAAATCATGATTTGCTTCTATTTCGTAATCTTTTATTTTTTTATCTAATAGTTTCTTTGTTAATTTCATTTTATTTTTCCTCATAAAAAGTTATATTTTTTAATACTATGTCGAATGTTCCTTTTTCGTTTTTTCTAAAGCTGTATTTCATTGGATCTTCAAAATCTGTTAACTTTCCTTTTATACTAAAGCCAGTATCAGTTTTTATATTTCTGTTTTTAAGTTTCTTTTCAATCCATTTCTTGTCTATTTCAAAGTTTTCAGTTAAACCTCTATCTTCCATTTGCTCGTTAAAGTTTTCTTGTAATTCTTTGTCTTGAATACTATTTTCAGCAAATTTTTTAACATCTAGAGTTTCTTTTTCTTTTAAAGTATAATTAAGCATACTTCTTATATCTTCGGCCATTTTCAAATCTTCTGATATTGCATTTGTTATCCAGTTATCTGCAGTTTTCTTAAATACTTTTGTTTTATATTTATCATCTTCTATCTTTTCAGCATTTAGAAACTCTGTTAAAAATTTAGTTTCTAGTTGGTCCTTTTCTGCATCTTTGTCTAATAATCTAAAGTGATAATAATCATTCACTCCATTAGGTCCAACTATTACACATTGCTTTTGTCGGCCTGTTTCAGGTATACCTATCTCATTTGATGCGATTTGTATGTTAAATTTATCTTCTACATATTCTATTGAATGAGTATAAAGTTTTTTATAATCAAGTTTTATAATTGCTACATTTTTTTCATCTTTAACACTGTATAAACATATTGCTAAATCACAAGAATCTATTTCATTATTTCGTTGCATTACTTCAAATAAATATGCTGCTATCTCTTTTGAGTTTTGTAAGAATGTCTTTTCATCGTAAATTATTTGTTCACAGCAATTTTTTACGATATTATCGTTGTAATCTTTGAATTTTGCTTTTCTTAGATCATCATCTTTTAAAACTCTAGTTATTATCTTTTGAAAAAACTTATCTACTTCTAAACTATTTTTACATTCATAGTCATTTAATATTGGAGCATCACTATTTGTATCTAGTACATGTATTATTGATTTATGTATTATCATTTTTCTTCCCCTTTCAATGCATCTTGGCCAAATAAGGCTACTGCCATTTTTTCGATTATTTTCTTTTTAATGTAATGTACATTTGCTATTGTACAATCAAACTCCTCGGCAATATCTTTAAGAGTTTTTTCTTCAAAGTAAATATATTTAAATATCTTTCTTTGTTTTTCACTCATGCTTTTAAACACTTCTGATATCACCTTTCTTTTTTTTTTATGTTCAAATATATCTCCCTCAACTTTTGCAATTAAATCATCTATTCTTATAACTTCATTTTCTATAGGTCTATTAATTGCATGAGTTGGAGAAGATTTAACCATATCATTACAAACTGCCTTTATCGCCCCCCTATCTCCGTCCTTTATCTTTTTTATATGTTCTTCCTTTTGCTGTATATAGATAGTTATAAATTTCATGTTTTTTAAAATCATTTCTGTTTCTTCCATAACATCTTTATTCAAACATTCCACCTCATTATTTTAATTTTGTAGATAAAATAATTTTCTTGAATGTTTATAGCATTTTCTTGAACTCCCAACCTCTTTCGATTAACTTTGCTATATGTTTTATTCGACCTTCTTCTAAGAGATTAATTAACCCCATTTTGTCTAAAAGCCCTAAAGATGCTTGAATCATATCAAAGAATTCTTCGATTATATGTTCTTTTTCTTCATTTGTTCCACTTTCTGCTTCGAATTTTGCTACCGCTCCAATAAATTCAGCTTGTTCTTCTGTTACTTTCATCATTTGTTCTATAGTAGAAAGATGATTTTCAGCTAGAAGAGGCATTATATATTTGTTGTATTCTATTTTTTTGTACTCTTCTTTATAACACTCATCGCATATTCCAAAGAAGTCTCCAACAGTTTGAGGATCTTCATATTCTCTATTGCATTCTTTGCACTTCTTCATAATCAACCTCCCAGTCTAAAAAGTAATTTAAACAATCTTTGCAACTTTTAAATTTTGTACAATTTTTTATATAAAAATCACTTTTACATAAGTCTATTTGTATTAAATCAGTTATAACATCACAAGAGCTTTTTAAGTTTTCAACTAAATATTTAAATACCTGGTCTTTATCACTCTCTATTCTGCCTTTACTCATAAGAGCTACGTATTGAAAAACTTTCACTTTATCACCATCCTCTAACTCCAGCATATTGAACTTCTTTCGTCTTTAACTCTTTTAAATATGCATCTAGCTCATTTGGATTAAGTTTATAAACTTTAATTGTATTTCCATTAGTTTTTTCTAATTTTTGTACTTTTGGTACAAATGCATTTTTAATATTTTTACTTGTTCTTAAGCATCCACAACTTTTTACTTTCTTTTTTAGTAAACTGGATCTAACTACTAATTTTTTATTTCCACACTCACATTTACATAAGTAATAATCGTATTTTATTTTTCCTGTATTTCTTTTTCCAGCATACTCTACAACTGTAAGCTTTCCTATTTTCTTTCCTACTAAATCTTGTTTGTCAACTTTTCCAAAAGGTCTTCCCATTATATTAACCCCCTTCAAGATTTTACTATTTTTTATTTTCTATTTTCTTTATATATTTTTTTACAAAGGAAATAGGTCTGTTTATGTTGTAAGCTATTTCTAATGCACTATAACCTTTTTTATACAATCTTTTTAACTTTCTTATTTCTAAATCAGTTGCTATTTTGCCTCCCATATTCATCACCTTTTCATAGCCCCAGGAGGTTTTACGCCTCCTAGGATATTTATTAGTTAATTTTCTTCTTTTAAAGGTATAATTCTTATTTCTTTTAAAATTGAATCATACTCTACTGTCAGAAGAGTTTCTCTATTTATGTGTAACAATCTTCTTAATTCTGCAGGTATAGATACTCTTCCTAATTTATCTATCTTTCTTATATTTCCTACTCTTTCTTTCATAGTTACTCCTTGTCTTTTAATAACTCTGCAAGCTTTTCTATTGCACCTTTTAAAGCTTCTTCTATGTTTGTTTCTTCTGTTTCAGTATGTGATTTGATTTTTATATCTTTACTTCTTAGTTGTATTATTTTTTCTATTGATGTAGTTAAGATTTTTAATAATTTTGTTTCACTTATATCACATTCATCTGCCATTCCTTTTAGAGCTCCATAGTTTAAATATGCTAGTTCAGTCAACATTTCTGCTCTGTCTTCACCTTTTATGTTTACCTCTACTTTTCCATTATTTACGATTGCTTTTATCATCTTTTACCCCCTAAAATATAATTTCTGTGCTTTTTTCTGCTATAGTAACAGGTATTCCAGTTACCTCTTCTACCTTTTCTTTCATTACTACATCATCTCCATGTTTTTCACTTAAATGTAGTAACATTATATTTTTAACTCTACTTAAATCACTTGCTTTTAAAAACTCAATTACATTTTCAAGTTCAAAGTGTGTATCTTTTATACGTGCACTTAAACTTGTTTCTATGCAATATTCTTCTAGATTTTCTTTTATATAATTACATTCAACTAAGATATTATCTATGTTCCTGAAGTTATATTCACAATAACAGGTATCTGTTATAAATAATAAAGTTCCTATGTCCTGATGTTTTATAAGAAATCCAAGTGGTTCTTCTGCATCATGTACTACATCAAATGGTAAAATTGTAAAATTTCCTATTTGCTGCTTCTTATTAGACTTTATAACTTTACTTCTATAGTTTTCTATGCCTAATGTTTTAAAAGTTCCCTTAGAGGAATATATATCTATTCCATTTTTAATTAAGTCATTTATTGCTTTTGAATGATCCTTATGTTCATGACTAACTAAACATCCAACAACTTTATCTAATTTAAAATCAAGACCTTTTAATATTTCTTTATATCTAATACCTGCTTCAATTATTAGTGTTTCAGTAGGAGTAATAAGTAAATAACAATTACCTTTACTCCCACTATTCAATACTTTTAAAATGGACATTCTTCCTCTTGTTGTTCTTTTGTATTTTCTTCTACAACTTCTTCAACTTCAGCATCTATAACTTCATCCATATCTATAGTTTTTTTATTAGCCTTTTCTTCCATTTCATGTTCTGGATTATCAGCATAAATCAAGTTATCATTTTCATCTATAATTGCTTGATCACTTAGTACAGCTTTTTGCATTTCTATACTCATAATTCCATACTTACTTATTAACCTCTTAAGCACTGTTTTTATTGCCATTGCATCAAAATCAGTTTTCCATAAACAGCTTTTACCACTTGCATAAACCTTTGAATATTTTTTAGCATGTGCTTCTGCTTCTTCTCTACTCATATATAATGATTTTTCAAAGCCGTTTATAAGTCTAAAATAAGCCATATATCCAATAACTTTACTTCTGTCTATTTCACTTTCATTTTCATTTAATTCAATTTCTCCAGTTAATCTATTAATCTTTTTAATTTCACCTTCATAAACTTCTATAGCATTTATAGTTTTATATTGGCCACTTCTAATAGCTAACTGTATATATCCTTTATAACCTAATTGAAATTGTGCTTGTTTAATCCATTGTCCGTTAACTTTATTGTTATAAGGTACTAAATAAGCAAATCCTAAATTTTGTTCTATCGGCAAATCTAATGTTGCAGCAGTCATTGCACTTTTTAAAATAGATCCTGGTTCTACATCTTTTAAGTTGTTTTTACTTGCTGTTATTATAGATGCTATAAACCCTGGAGCTTTTTTACCTAATACATCTGTAAATTTACTTTTTACATCACTCTTGGACATTAATGTTTCTACTGTCTTTACTTGATTTTTTTGTTGTTTAGCAATTTGATTCATACTCGTCACTCTCCTAATCTAATAAAATTCCTGTTGCTAGTAACAATATACGTTTAACTTTTTCTTTCCTTTGTTCTTCTGTCAGATAGTTATTTTTCTTAGTCAATCTATCTTGTTTATGTCTCTTAGCTTTTTCAAAATTAACCTTTCCTCTAACTGAAGATAATGTTCGCCCTAAATATTTTGCTATTTCTTCATCTGATATTAATTTATAATTTTCTTCTAAAAACTTTTCTTCTTCTATGCTCCATTTCATTTTTACACCTATTCATTTATTTTTATTTCTTTATCCTCTGTGACTACCAACTTAATCAATTGACCTTTAGTATCTGCTATTTTATTTACACATTCACTATTATCAATGAATATAGGTGCGACTAATTCGAAATACTCGGATAAAGTGTTTATTATATCTATACCAGCATTTATTTGACCTGCAGTATTTGCATTAGAAAATGGCACTCCATTTATAGTTGCCTCACAGGTTTCTGCAATAGCTCCGTTAACTTGAGTAGAGAATAATTTAAAGCTTACGTTCTTAAAATGCTTATTTATATTTTTTTCTAAAAGTTCTACTCTCTTAGTAATAAACTTTTCATATAGCATTATAAGACCTTCTTGTCTTGCTATTTCTACTCCGATTTGTTTTTCCTCTGCTTTTAGATCTTCTATTCTTTGATTTACTTTCTTGTTATTTTTAACTGCTCCTAATTGACTATATAACCCTTTTAGTTGTGTATTAATTTCTCCTTTTTCAATTAAAAATCCTGATTTATCTGGATATGTATCATCTTCTTGTAAATTTTCTAAAAGCTTGTTGTTTTCTCTTTTAAGTTTTAATATTTTTTCTTTCGTTGCATCACTAGGCGTATAAGAAATACCTCCTATTTGGCTTTCTAGCTGATTTATTTTTTCTTTCTTGATGTTTATATTATTTTCTATCTCAGAAAGCTTTAAAGTATAATTTTCGATATCTTCTTGAATATCTTCTTGTTCTTTAACTTTTATTTTGCCTTTTTCTATTACTTCTTCTTTTCTTCTAGCTTTATCAAGATTGAAGTTTTTCTCTAATTCTGCTTGTTTTTCTTCTATGTCTGATTCATCAAAAGGTCGTTTACAAGTAGGGCACTCTGTTTTTATACTACTAAAATCAACTTTCTCAGCTTGAATTTCACTAAATTCTTCTCTTAATTTAGCAGCTTCATTTTTTAGCATTTCAAACTTTCTAGTTAGTCCATCTATGTTATATTCACATTCATTTTTCTTTTGTTGTTGTGAATATAAATCTTTTTCTTCTTTTCTTCTTTCTTCTTCTAATATTTTTACTTTATTGTCATAATCTTTTCTGTCAGCTTGTCTTTCTTCTTCGATTAAGTTTTCATTTTCACTTATTTTTTTCATTACTTCATTTCTTTTAGCTAATAATTCTTTACTACTATTAGCTATATCGCTTATTTTATTGTCTATATCTTTTAACTTACTTTCTTTAAATGCTATTTCTTTTTCAACTTCTTTTACATCTAAATCAACTACTGTTTCCATTAATTCCTCGATTTTGTAAGGAATTGACTTTTTATTTTCTCTTAGTTTTTTAATGCTACCTTTTTTACTGTCTATTAGCTTTGATACATCTTCTTTTTCTAGATCTTGTTTTACTAAATTTAAATCTTTATCAGTTTTTACAACATCATCTACTGATATATTCCCTCCAGCAACTTCTAAGATGACTTTTCTTTGTTCTTTCCAACTAAGAGAAGGAAAATGAAAAGGGTTAGTTAATAATTTAAATGTTTCTTCGTCTGCTATTTCATTTATTTGCTTGTTATAATCTGATTTTTTAACTGGAATATCATCAATTTCATATTTTGTTGTATTCCCATCAAATACTTTTTCGCTTTCTCCTCTTCTAGAGGTCCATTTTTCTTTATATTCTTTTGATAGTTTTACTTCTAATCCATCTACTTCTAAGATGCCTGTTACATGAGGATTTAAACCTCTTATATATTCGTTATTTTCATCTAAAGGTTTTAACTCAAATTTGCTATCTCCTTTACTGTTTTTATCGAATAATAACCATGTAAAAGCATCAAATATACTTGATTTTCCAGTTGCATTTTGGCCTGATATTGTTGTGATATCTTTGAAATTTATGTCTAATTTTGATATGCCTTTAAAATTGCTTATTGATAGTTGTTTTAATTTTATATTTTTCAAATTTTCTCCCCCTATTTAATCTAAATATCTGATAATTTTTCTAGAACTTTTATAGCAACTAAATAATTATTTCTATCTTTTTTATTTAATTTTTTAAATTTTTTCTCTAAGTTAGTACTCAACTTTTCTATAAAATCAATAGCGATTTCATTTCCTTGTTCAGTTAGCACTATTATATATTTCCTTCTATCTTTAATAGTTTTCTTTCTACAAACATATCCTTTTTTACTTAAATTATCTATTAAACTAGTTAAACTGCCTTTTTCTATATTTAACTTTGAACATAATTCTGTCATATTTATTTTTTCATTACCTTTTAAAAAAACTAATGCTTTTAATTCAGTCTTTTTAATATTATGAATTTCAGAATATTGTTTTAAATAGTTCAAATAAAAATTAGAGTAAATTTCAGGAAATGTATTTGATAAAAAATTAATTGTTTGTTTTACCATGATATACATTACATCCTTTCTCTTATTTAAAAAACTCTAATGGTGATACATTTAAAGCTTTCGAAAGTCCTTTTAGCACTACTAGAGTAGGATTTGTTATAACCCCATTCTCTAGTTTTGCTATATAGCTTTCTGTAACCCCTACATCTTTTGCTAAATTACTTCTGCTTTTCTTCATATAAAGTCTTTTTTCTCTAACGAAATCCCCCTATACTCATTTACCTTCCCCCTTAATCATCATTCATTGCAAACCAACAAACTCATAAGAAAAATCCAGCATAAAAAGCTGTCAATATTTTTAAAAGTTCGTATAACATTGACATTCCTCTCTTTCATGTTTAGTACATTGAAAGCATTTGAACTTCTTGCAAACATTATCAAATGGATTTACTATTTCCTTGTTTGTTTTTTTACAACTTTTTATTCCTCTTTCATTTTTCATGTATAAGCAGTCATAACAACATGCTTTATCTTTCATCATTTTACTTACTCCCTTCTAAAATGGTATATCCTCATCATCTATTGCTTGGAAACCATTAGGATCTAGACCTGCAGTTGGTTCAAAATTTGGTTTACTACTATTGTCTTTTGCATAATCCAATGCTTGTACATTTCTTGCACTGACTTTTGTAAATGTTCTGTTTTCCCCTTCTTGAGTTTGATATCTATCTACTTTGATGCTTCCTTGTGCTGCTATTAATCTTCCTTTTGATAAATAGTTAGCACAAAATTCAGCTGCTTTCCCTATAACTTCTATTGGTATAAAGTCTGTTTCTTTTGTCCCATCTTTTTTCTTGTAATCTCTGTCTATTGCCATCGTAAAAGTAGCAACAGGTGTTCCAGAATTAGGTATGTATCTTAACTCTGGGTCTTTTGTTAATCGCCCTACTAAAACTACATTATTCATCTTTTGTTTTTCCTTTCTCTGAAATTGCTATCATTAAATTAGCAAGATTAACTCCTACTTTTGTAAGTTCACTGTTTTTATTAATCATTTTATTTCTGTTTAAAACTGCTAATTGTGGTCTTTTTATTAAAATTAAATTTTCTTTACTAAAATTTGTTTTATCTCTATCTGCAAATAAAATAATGTCTTCACTGGTTAACTTTACATTATGATATTTTTCATACATAAGTCTATGTTTAAACTTCCATACAGATGGATTTGCAACTTTTACTTTTATATATCCTGCAACTATCAATTCAGACCCTATTTCTTTTCGATTTTTTGATATATGTCCTTTTTTAAAACTATAGTCATTTGGAAGTTTACCTTTCTTGAATCTTCCATCAAATCCTGTTTTTAATCCATATCGTATAATAGCATGACTTATCATAGAGTTAGTAAATTTTCTATCAAACTTATCGTTCATCATTTTGGTTATTTCTGAATAATGTCTTCCTTCAACAATTTCTGATAAGTATTTTTTTCTTCATCGCTCCAAAATGAATATTGCTTTCCCATTATTCACCACCTTCTAGCATTTTAGGCATTTCTTTTTCATTGTTTTTACCATATTCTAATTCTATGGATTTTGCTTTTAATACAACATTTGCATTGGCAATAATTTGTTTTGAAACTCCTATAACTGCTTTACTTCTTATAATTTCATCTTCTAATTTTTCTCCTGTTATCTCTTCGTCATTTAAACGTTCTAATTGAGCGAATAAATGATTATTTAGATCACCCAAAGTATTCCTAGGCACTTTTTAAACCCCCTTAGCTATTCTCATATTCGGTACATTTTTAAACTCGATTATATTTTCTCCACACATTTCTATGATTCTACTAGTTATAGCAGCATCATAATCCATCAATTCATCTAGTGATTTTTCAGTACTTACTATAATCGGTTTTTCTGTCATGTAACGATAATTTATTATTTCATAGATATACTTTCTATCAGCTTCGCTTGTTTGACCTTTAAGTAAATCATCAACGAATAGCACAGTGCAATTCTTATACTGGTCTATTTCTTTGTTGTAATTAATTAGATCCATACAACATTGTTTTAGTTTCATAATTAAGCTAACATATTCAGCATATCTACATCCTACATTTTGATTTACGAGTTGCATCATCATTGCAATTCCTAAATGGGTTTTTCCCGTTCCCGGCTTTCCAGTTAATAAGAAACTACCCTTTTCCTCTTTAAACTTCTTACAGTAGCTCATGGCTCGTAATTTCGCCTGTTTCTGATGTTCTGTATCTGTTTTGAAGTTTAAAAAAGTTTTCTTTTTAAAAGAATTCGTTAGGCCACATCTTTCTAACTTTTCTTTTATTTGTCTTTTCTTGATACATTCACAAGGAACGGCTTGAGTATAGCCTTCTTTATCTTCTTGTAAAGTGTATCCTAAATCTCTACACTTCTCACATTGATATTCTATAGCCATTTTTCTATGCTGCCGCCTCCCATTTCATCTAATTCTTTTTGTAATTCGTCTATTTCATCTAAGTCATCTTGACTTACTGGTTTCATTTTCTCGGGATCTATATAACCTTGATATTTTTGTAAGTCCTCTAATATGTTTGAATTGTTATTGTCTTGATGTTTATTTGAGTTGTAGTTACTGAAGTTGTCTTTTAGTGGAAAAACTCCTTGCCAACAATTTTCAATCGAGTTTTCCAGTATTTTTATTTTGATATCATCTGTTGTTGCTAACTTATCTAGTTTATTTAGTATTCCTTTTAAGGCTCTTTCTGTAACAGGCTTTTTAATGCTCTTTCGCATTTTCATAAAATCTATTATTGTTTCCTGTAAGAAAGAGTTAGAAGTATACTCATTTATAAGAACATCTAAATCAGTTCTTTTTTTCTTTTTTTCTTTTTTATTATTTGTATTATTAATACTTATATTATTATTTGTATTATTATCTTCACAGTTTTCCGAATACCCCCTTCGATTTTCCGAATACCCCTGGTCGATATTTCGAATACCCCCTTCGATATTTCGAATAGGTTGGTCGATATTTCGAATAATCTTTATTATTCTTTTTTCTATTGATTTTTTATTTTTTTTATAGATGTATTCTATTTCTATAAAACCTTTTTTTTCTAAAGATTTTATAATCTCTGAACATCTGTTTTTAGATAAATCAAAGAAATTTGAAAAGTATTCATTACTTGCAAAACATCCATCTTCATTATCTAAACTATCTATTTCTACTAAAAATAATTTTTCCATTATTTTCAATTCTTTAGATAACCAAATTTCAGCAGGAATCCAAATTCCTTTAAAAGCTCTTTCCATATTCATTTTTTTCAACCTACTATTCAGATTTTAAAGGGTTAGAATTATTTTTGTTTAACCCTAATAGGTATTGGACTTTTAGAGAAGATTTTATACAGTCAATTACTATATCTAATTGTGTGTCATCAAGTTTTCTCATATCATTTATTGCATCTAAGATTTTTTTCTCTTTTTTATTTTCTGTTAAATTCATATTATCCCCCTCCTTTTGTGTTGTTAGTTACATTATAAACTTTTTTTTTGTGTTTTACAACACATTTTGAGTAAATAAAACATTTTTTATTTTAAAAATGTCATGTTTTGTGTTGACCAACACAATTAGTTATGTTATATATTTATATAAGGAGGTGTTTTGATGATCGGTAAAAGAATTAAAAAAGTCAGAAATGATATGGAATTAAGCCAAACTGAATTTGGTGCAAGAATGGGATATTCTAGAGATATAATTGGAAACACCGAAGCCGAAAGAGTGGAAATGAAACCATATCTTATAAAATCCATATGTAGTGTTTATAATGTAAATGAGCAATGGCTTTTGACTGGAGAAGGTGATATGTATACTTTACCGAAAGAGGAAATAGCATTAAATGAAATTTTAGCTAACGCCACCATTAATGATGGATCCAAAATAAAAGAGATAGTATCAGGACTATCTCTCTTAGATGAAAAGTATGTAGATGCTATTATCACACTAATTAATGGATTAAACAATCAAAAAAAATAATTATTTTTTATAAGTGTTCTTTTTTAGAGCACTTATTTTTTACACACTTGATATAATTTTCTAATTTGTACAAAACATAAATACTTGATATTTCATTTAAAGCCTTGCTTATTCTTTGTATTACTTTTTCCCTTTCATTATCCATATTCTTTCCCCCTTTTGAAAATAGATATATCGAACTTATGTTCTATGTAGATATATTATAATATTAATTTTCATAAAATTCTATACCTTATTTACATTATACTTCCATTTATTGCCATTTTGTCTATTTGTCCCACATTGCGGGACACTATTTGTATTCAGAATCAAATAAGTCAGTTATTCTACAACCTAAAGCTATCGCTATTTTTTCTAGCTTTACTAGATCCAGTACTGTATCGTTATTCTCCAGTCTAAAGAGAGTACTTTTACTTAGTTTAGTTTTGTATGCTAACTTTCTAAGACTATGATTTTTCTCGTTTCTTACCTTTGAAATATTGTTGATTATCATAAAATTTATTCTAAAATAACTGCTTTTTCTCGTAAATGTAAAATATTTGGTTAATATTCCACAAAAACACTAGAAAAGAAAAAAAATCCACCTTCCGCAAGATGGATTTTCTTCTAAATAATCATAGGTCATATATAAGATATAGAAATACTTTTAACAATTTAATTATAACATTCCAATACTTATTTGAAAATCGGAACATATTCCTAACTTTTACAAAAAAACAACCGCTCTTGATGAGGGTTAAGAGCGGTTTAAAAATTCGAGAATTACATTGAAAAGCATAAATTAATGATATGAGTATATGCATGTGCTTAACAATTATTAGCCCCAAATGATGTAAAAGCCATAACTAAAAGAAATCTATTTGAAACATTAGTAACTATGTATGATATAGAAAAAGATAATCAGCTAGTAGAATTATCGGAATTTGCACGAAGTAACAAGGCAGTTGATGCTTTAAAAGGTTTTCTTACTACTCCATACGATAGATTACATCTTACTACTCCATACGATAGATTACATCTGAAATATGATAAACTTCCTATAATTTAAATAATTCAAACAAAATTTCTTGAAAAACCTTGAAAAATACGGACAAGTATTACAAAGTATTGTTATTTTTATATTCTCATACCATTAATATACTATTAATGATACTACTGTTTTTTCAAAACTTCAATCGGAACATATTCCTAATTAACAATAAAAAATAACTACCTCACAGATGGAAAGGTAGTTATTCTTTAAGAAAGGAGTACTTATATTAGTAATATAGCTAAAACTTTAAGTCTTATACAATATAAGATTAACACCTTTCATTTCCAATTACAATCGGAACATATTCCTATATATTTTTAATTTCCCATTGTTCAACTAATTTTTTAATGTTATTATTTTTCATTTTTCTTACCCCTTCTCTAATTAATATCATTCAACTTTAAAACCTAAATAGTCGGCAAAAATAGTCCCTGTCATGTCGATTGTCCCTGTCACTCTTACCCACTATCATTATTTAAAAATCAATAGCTAAAACCTCTCTCTGTTTTTATAATAGTCCCTGTCTCTCTTAAAAGCTATTTTTTATTTAGAGTAGAGGCTTTAGCATTTTTTATATTGTTTTTAATCCACTAGGGTAGTGGAGATTTACCCTAGTAATTCATATAATCGTTGTTGTCTTTCATACTCTTTTAAAGTCTTTTGAGATTTATTTCTAAACTCTAATCTTAGATTGGACCTTCTACAATTTTCAGGATTATTATCTTTGAATACTATTTTAAAAAATCTTGTATTATATGCTCCAAAGAATCCTTCGTAAACCAATTTATGAACTGGAATATTTTTTCTTTTACCATTTTGGACCAATGTTACAGTTTTATATCTATGAGTATAAAAAACTTTCAGCTCTTTCCAAACAACACTTCCATAATCAATTTTATCTAGTGTTTGATGCTCAAATCTTTTCTTGCTGCTAAATACTCTTCCAAAACTAGTTATGTAATAATCATCAAAGTTTGTAACTGGAACAGCATCTTCATCTATAAATAAATAATCTTTAATTGTATCTTTCATCAAGTTCTTCCAGTTGCTCTCTGTTATATTCACGATAATCCTCCCCTCTTAAAACTCTATCTTCAATATATTTGTCAAATTCCTCTGTGCTTTCAAATTTATATCTAGTTTTCTTTGCAAATTTATATCCTTCTGCATGTGCTTGTCTTTCTGCTTCTGTAATGATAATATCTATTCTTTTCATAATGTCTTTATATAGATCTTCGTTCATTTCCGCATCATGCTTTGCACAATTAGAAAGTAATTTATCTATTTTTAGATAGTTACGAGCAAATACTTTACTTCTAATAAACTCATAGTTGTGTGAAGTTACTGCATGCGGTTTTGTGTTTCTTTTAATATAATCTTCTACTTTTTTATCTTGTTTTTCTTTATAAACATCACTAATAGGTTTAAAAGGTTCATAATCTTTTAAAAATAATCTCTCTATGGCCTTTATAAGCATTTTTAAAAGATTAATAACTAAATATAAGCTAAATCTACAAATTTTTATTACAAGGGCAAATACAACCTCAAGCCATGAATTATATTCAGTTTTTTCTTTATATCCTTCTAAATGTTCTTCTTTGCTTAAAATATAAGTTGCTTTTGTTTTTTTATCTCTATCTAATATTTCTATACTATCATTTTGCATTCCAACCCCTCCAATCTAAAATTTTAATTGCAAGTGATCTTAAAATTGGATTAGAATACAAAAAATCTTTTATTTCTTCCTCTTTTCTTTTTATTGCCTTTTCTTCATCTGACAATACATCGACAAAAAATATTTTTTCTAAATTCATATTATCGTCGAACATTTTGACTTTATGTCTTCTCATTATTCTTCCCCTTCCTCCTGGAGAAAAACTATGTTATAATTTACTTGCTACGGTTAGTTATAACATAGTTGTAACTTCCAGGGTCGCTCATCTTTGTGTGGGCGACTTTTTTATTTTATTTTTTTATTTCAACATCTAAATAGATGCTAGAATACTTACTTTTACCTCTGCTTTTATAAGCCTGTGATTGACTTATAATTTCAAATTCCTTTTCTAACTTTTTAATAGCCTCTTCTAATTCTTCTGGTCTTTCATAGTTATATGTAATTCTTATCTTTAGCATATTATCACCCCCTTATTTTGGAATATCTAAATTATTATTTAAAGCATAATTTATTACCCTTTCTTGAGAAAATTCACTTAAAGAATTTAAACCATTTTCAATTGCTGTTAAATATAATTTTCTTTCTATGTTACTACTGTTATTATTGTAATTATTAGATTTAGATTCTATATGTTCATTTTTAACTCTTCTAAGTTTGTTTTCTAATTCTTCTGGACTATAATTTTTATAATGTTCATTAAATGTATCATGATACTTTGTTAAAGGTTTTTTATTTTCTTTTCCAGTATCTTTTGTAACAGTTTTTCCTTTGTCTTTTTTATTTTGTTTTTTATTTTTAAATTCTGCTTGATCCTTTTGATAATCATCTAAAGTTACTATATTTTTTTTATCTAGATTTTCAAAAACTTGTTTCATATAAGCATATTTTTTACTAACACTTTCTTCACTTGCTGCTATAAAAACTTGTTCAAATACATCTAAATCAAATTTATTTGCATATTCTAAAAGTAGTTTTTTAGTATGTGGCATAAATCTTTTTTCAATTTTAAAAGACTTATATAATTCTATAAGTTTTGTTTCTTTTTCAACACCAACAACAACTTCATTTTCTTTATTAATATAGTTGTTATTATTATTTTCTTTATTAGCGTATCGAAAATCGGTATCGCAGAAATTGGTATCCCTATTTTCGGTATCCCAGTTTTTAGGATTACGGTGAGATGTAGTGTTTTCAACACTTTCATCGTTATTAGTTTTTTCGCTTACGTTCGTATTTACGTTATCGTTTACGTTCGTAATATCTACGTTTTGTTTTTCGCTAAAAACTTCGTATAAATAACCATTTGTAAGGTTACCGTTTTTTAGAGGTGTTCTTTTTATGTAACCGATTTCTATAAGTTTATTTAGACCGTTAGATATTCTTGTTTTACTTACTCCTAATTGAGTAGATAAACCCTGTATTGTAATTTTATGATCAGGATTGGTTATGTATTGTAAAATTTTACCGAATACAAAATAAGCATCTGGACCCATCAACTTCATGTCATTCATAATTTCATTAGGTATAACAGTAAAACCTTGTGCTAATTTTGAACTTGCTATAAATATAGATTCATTACTGCTTTTAAATTTAGACATATTTCTTTTCCTCCTGTTGAATTTTATCGATTTGTAGCAAGTTTTATCTATCTTAAAGAATTGAAAATATAATAAATGCATGATATAATATAAATACAATATTGATATATGTGATACAAGATAGACCTACTTTGCTACAGTTTCTGTACAATTTGATTGTTGGCGCGATCAAAAAAGTAGGTTTTTTTATGTTTATTTTTCTTTATTTTTCATGTAATTAATAAGGATATTCTCTGCAAATTTTGACATTGATTTATATCCTTCCTTTTCCATTAACTCTTTTAAAAGAGCCTTGTCTGCTTTTGAGAGTTTCACATTTATTCTTGTATTGTCTTTTGAAACAGCCAAATAAAAAACCTCCTATCTGTAAAGTGTGTCACTTCTCTTTTTAAAAAGTGTATCACTTTAAAAAACAAAAATCAATATATAATTCTAAAATAATAATATTGGTTAAGATATTAATATTATTTTAACTATAAACAATATTTTAATAAAATATTAACTAAAATATATATTAATATATTAACAAAATTCAAACAATAATTAAGATGTTATTAATATTTAAACTATTTTATTGACTTTTGTATTTTTTTATCATATACTTTAATTAAGATATTATTAAAATATCAACTAACATTAGGAGGGATTTATATATGGCTAAAAAAGATGTTCAATTTATAGGCTTTGATGGTGGTAGAGGTTACATTAAGGCTTATACAGAAGTAGATGGAGAGGCAAAACAAACAATATTTAAGTCAGTATATGGTGATGGACGTTCAGGTAAAGTTGACTTTGAAAATTACGAAAAACCTAAATACTTAAATATAGAAGGTGAAGACTATTTCGTTGGTTTATTAGCAGAAAGAGAATCTTATTCTTCTATAAGAAATTCACAAGATTCAAAAACAAGTGATACTATGAAGATATTATTTGCATCAGCATTAAACGATATAGCAGTAAAAGATACTGTAAAAGTGGTATTTGGAGTTCCATATAAAAACTATAAGAAATCAGTATTAGCTGACATAGTAAATACATATAAAGGCGAAACAATCACTATAAAAGACAATATAACAAATGCAACTAAGAAAATATTTATAGAAGATGTAACAATCGCTAGAGAGGGCGATGCGGCTTTATACTATGCTATTAATGGAAAGGTAAATAAAGATAAGCCAGTAGGACTTGTTAACGTTGGTTTCAGAACTATGGAACTATCATATTTTGATAAAGGTTTCCAATTTAATGACAGATTATCTAATACTGTTGAATACGGAAATAGTACAATGCTAAAAATAATACAAGATAATTTAATGGCAAGTGGAATTGCAAAAAGTGTAAACGAAATAGATAGTTCTGATGATTATGATCTACTTAAAAAGAAAGCATATAAATTAGGTTCTGAAAAAGTAAATCAAATAGTAGAAGAAAATTGGATAAACAAAGATGAAATGAAGTTATATTTAGCAGGTGGAACTTCTTTAAATCTTGAACCTTCTGATGACTTTGATAGAGTTGATAATTCTCAAATGGCTACTGCAATTGGATTATTTAAGTTTGCAAAATTAAAATTTTAAAGGTGATTAATTATGGCAAAAAAATCAAGTACAGTATATATAGAAGAAAATTTTTGGGATATGATAAGCAAGTTTCAAGCAGAAAGAGATTTATCAAGCAGAAATGATGCAATACAAGTAATATTAAGTGAGTGGAATATCCTAAAGCAAATTGACTTTAATAATATACAAGTTAATGTAACTCTTGGTGATGTTTCACAAGTTGCTAAACAAATAAAAAATACAGAACAAATAGAAGAAGATGAAGACCAAAGAATTGTAAGAGAAAGTCTTCTTAAAATGGAAGAAGAAATGCCTGATTAAAAAGTAATTATTTTATAAATTATGAAGAAGCTAGAGACGGAAGCATACATGCAGTTAGAAAAAGAGCAAAAGCCTATAAACTAGATATTAACAAATTGCTAGAACTAGATATTAATGATCTAATAGAGTATTTAGAAGATAGCAAAATAGCTAGATTAGTATAAAAAATAATAGTGGTACTAAAATTTGGTACTAAAAGTACTAAAATGGCACTAAAATATTTATAACTTTAGTACCACTAAAAAGCTAGTAATTTCAATACTTATAGGTATATATTTTATAAATGGTACTAAAAGTACCAAAATTTAAAAACTATATACGTACGTGAGAAAAAATTTTTATCAATTATATTTTATATAATAATAATATTACTTTCAAAGTTTAGTACCATTAGTACTATAGCATAAAAGAAGGTCTAAAATGTAGATATATCAATGCTTACAGGGTGTACTAAAATCATAAAAATTTTAGTACTATTTTAGTACTATTTTAGTACTTTGATAAATTATTTTCTTATAGGTTAGGGGGGAAAATTGAGACCAACAATAATAGTACCAAGCTTAACTAAAGAAGAATTCTATGAGAGCTTGAGATTGGCAGTATTGCACTGTCAAGACTACTTAGATGGAGTAGATATTCCACAACTACTAGAGGTATTAGAGAGTGATAAATTTTAATTCACTCTCTTTTCTTTTCCACAATTAAAGTTATATACCCAGAAAATTGAACCACTCTTATTGGCTTTTGAGTGGTTTTTTCTTGTCCAAAATAAAAAAGCTAGAGGAGAGTATCCCCTAGCTTTTAATATTATCGGTCGCTATCGGTCGCTTATCGGTCGCTATCGGTCGCTATCGGTCGCTATCGGTCGCTATCGGTCGCGTCCGATAGAATTATTTTTCAAATACTTCTACATATTTTGGGCTGGCAGTGATATATACTCCTGATTTTAATTTATACATATCTGTTCCAGTTTTTTTTATAGTTTCTACTACAGTATAAGCTCCACCAGCGGTAACTTTACCTACCACACTGCTTGAATTAAAATCAGCTTTGCTATGTATATTTACATCCTTTAGTATTTTAACGTATTTAACCTTGTAAGTTTCTTCTTTCTTTTCTATATAAGTTACTCCAAAGTATTCACATACTGCTTTTGCTACTGCTTCAGCACATTTTTCTTGATGTTTTTTATCTAGCATAAGTTTTGCTTCTTTTTCATAATCCATAAAACCATACTCGATTAATATTGCTGGCATTGTTGTTTGTCTAAGTATAGCTAATGTAAATCCACTCATATCTACATCTTTCATAAGTCCGTAGCTATATTCGTAATTTATATCTTTTTCTAAATGTTTAACTGCTAAATTACCTAATTTAATAGAGTTAGAAGAAGAATTTTTAGTATGCATAACTAATAACCCTTTAACTCGAGTTTGCCATTTTGCACAGCTTCCTATTGCATTATAGTGATTTGAAATTAATATATCTGCTTTTGCTGCATTAGCTTTACTTGCTCTAGTAGACAAGGCAATATCTGTTTTACCTGTCATATCAGCTGTAAACATTGTATCTATTCCACATCTTTTTAGTGCAGCTGATAAGTATTTACTTACACCTCTATTCCATTCATTTTCTCTTATTGTAAGTCCTTTTTTTCTGACTAACTTTCCATCTATATATAAATCTTTTGACATTTTTACAGTTCTTTTACCTGCTGTATGCATACCATGTCCAGCATCTATTGCAACTAAATATTTACTCATTTTCTTCACCTCTTATTAGATTTTTAAAGGTTTGGTGTAATCCAGTTGATGCAAGTCCCGATAACATACCACCTAAAATTATTTCTGGGCTTATATAACCAGCTATCCAAACATTTAAAATACAACCAAGGACTGCCATTATACATGGTATATATTTATTGTTTATCTTAGTAAAACTAACTTTTATCACATAACCAATACATAAGCAAATGCCTACAACTAACAATACTATATAATTACTTAATGTATTTAAATCTATCATTTATTCCCACCCCATTCTGATAATTCTGTTATTCTATGATGTGCTGACTTTGCTGAATCCTCTACTTTTGCCATTCTTTCTACTAAATTATTATGTTTATCTACTCTAGTTGATAAAGTTTTTATATCTTCTTTTATACCTTTGATTTGTTCTTGCATTACTGCAGTAGTTTTACTATTTGCAAAATAAGAACCCGCTAAAGTCCCTATAAATGCTATAATAGCAACAATTATTTCTGTTTGCATATTAATACCTCTCAATTTTCTTAAGTATGTTTTACTCTATCTCTAAGTTCTCCTTTTTTACCATCGTTAAATTGTCGAACCTCACTTAAATAACCTGTGATTCTTCTGATTCTTTCAAATGAAACAGGAACAAGTTTATATTCTAAATCTACATACCCTTTATCGTCTATTGTTATATTTAAATAATCAATTTCTCGATTTGGATATTTTTTATGAATATGTTTTATGTAAGCTTCGATTTCTCTTTGTTCAGCATGAACTCCTTCTGGAGTTTTTATATTTATTTTCATCTTTTCAAACTCCTTTTTACAAAATAAAAGGGATTACAAATTAGTAACCCCCTTAGAAAAAAATGGTAAGTGCCTCTAAATACTATATACACATATAACTTTTAAAATTAAAATTCGATTAAAATATAAATGTTTTTTTATTAAGTCCACATCGGAATCACCCTCTTTCATAGCCAATAAGCAAAAGAAGGACCCACTCTAAAAGTAAGTCCTTTCCGGAAAAGGTTATTAAACCGATTCCTTTGCTCGTTGGGATTTCAAATGAGAAATTATTTTATCTACAATTATAGTGTAAATTCCCAATAACAAATTTGCAATCGGAACATATTCCTAATATTTATAATTTAAGTGTTAAAACTTTGTTAATTAGTAATATTTTTATATATATTTTGCATATGCTATGATATGCGAAGCGTTTATGAAGTAGCGACAGCGACCGTAATAAATGCAAAGCGGTTATATCAAGGTTATAGCAATTTGGATATACTATATTCATTTTTATCTAGTATATAAAATTATATAAATTTATATAAAAATAAGGAGGAATAACCTCCTTTTATTTTGGCAATTTTACCACAAATGCAGAATAAACATTATCTTCATTTCTGATTAAACAAAGAGCATGATATCTTTTAAGCTCTAATAAATCTGTTTCTGTATAACCTTCCTTATTAAACAGTTCCTTAAGTTCAATAAAACACTTTACATCTGCTCCAGCAAGTAATAAAAAGTTGCATCCACTGCTTAAAATAGCATTCTTACATTTTTTACTGCATTGATCTAAAAAATGTAAACTTATAGTAGGAATAAAAGAATATTTTCTACATTCTGTAAGAATATCTTGTAAGATAATTTGTGCTGTAGGAAATAAATTGATTTCATCTATAAATATTTCTGTGCGTGTATTTGCTTTTATTTGTTTTGCTAGCCATACTTTAGAAAGATAAAATGTAGCTATTAAATCTCTAATATTTCTATTTGTAAAATCTTCTTCTCTAGCTTTTATAATAATCACTTTATTTTGATCTAATGCTTTTACAAAGTCTATATTATTATTTCCTTGTGTATTATATGCTAGTTTTGTATATAGATTAGTTTTTAACATGCTTATTCTATCTATTATACCGTCTATTTTACTATCATAATTTTCTATTGTTCCATTCTTATTAACTTTATCTAAGTCACATAAATCTTTAATTTCGTCTGATAATAATTTTATTTCGCTTTCTGAAAGTCTTTCTAAAATATTCTTACGAATATCAGGATATATTAGCACCTCTATTATCTCTTTAAAACTAGCATTAATATTCTTATAAAATACTACGGTACAAGCAGCATAAAAATAACGTAACATTCTAGGAGTTAATTTAGTATCAGAATTAATAGTGTTAAGTAAAATGTGTAATTGTGTACCTTTTTCCATACATTTAGCTAATTTTCTATACTTATCACTACTATTACATATCAATTCGTTATAGCAAAATCCTTGTAATTGTGTATGGTTACTACAATCTATTTCTATTAATCTGTCTTTCGGAGTTACTTGTTTAATAGATTCTGCTAAATTGCAATCTCTTATTATATCTAATACGACAAGGCCATCTCCTTTTGCTATTATAGATTTAGCTAGATTTTGCATATAATGTGTTTTACCACATCCCATACCTCCAATTAATACTCTTCCAAGTCTACTTATTTCTTTGTCCGTAGAGTAATATACAGGCATATTTTTTATAGAATTTCCAATTAATATATCCCCTGTAGCTAGACATTTAGGAAAATCTTTATTATACACTCTATTATGGTTAATTTGTGGAAACTGTTGTATTATATCAGCTCCTGGAAGTGCTATAAAATTACCGCATTCATATATAGATGTATTTAAGTTTCTTATGTTATGTTTGATTTTCTTACATATAAATTTATTGTCATCTTCTATAACTGAATAGGAATTTGATATTGTATCTATAATAGATTTTTCCCTATTGGTTGTTTTAGCCTTACTAGATAGTATAATTTGTGTTTTACATATATCAGAAGTAGCCTTTTTATTTGTATTGTTACTTAGTTTATTAAAGTTAATTTGTTTATCCACTTGTTTTACATCAAATAAAAAATTTAAAGTCGAATTAATAAAATCTATACTATAAGATAATATTTTAATAATTAAATTAGATATTGCATTTGATGTGTATTTTACATTTGTGTTTTTATATTCTCTAATAAATTTCTGACAAGTGGATTTAAAATAATTGCATTGTTTTTCTGAAGTAGGAAGAAAATTATATAATATTCCAGCTTCTTCTCCATCTTGTAATAATTCTACAGCAGACAAGTTAGCTGACAACAAATCGTTATTTCTCATATCTGTAGAAGTAGATAGAAAATCTTTATTTTTATAGATTAATTGATATTGTGATCCAGTTATAATTGGTATAGAATTAACTTCTTTTATTTCTACTGATTTCCAAATTTCTTTAAATTTTACTCTAAATTTAGAATAAAATAATTTAGGAACGATAAAGTAAAAATTAATTTTTTCTTTTGTTATGTGAATATAATAACTTGCCTTTAATTGTGTTTTTATAATTAATTTATTATCTTCTATCTTTATGAGCTTATTAATGTTGAGATACATTTTATTTACAAGATCCAATATAGAATAAGTCCTATTATTCCTAATTGATTTACTTGGTATTAATTTAAGATATACATATTCTTGACTTTGTATCTCAAAATATTTTGCTATAGGAATGCTTTTAAGCATGTGTAATCGCTCCTATAACTATATTAAGGATAATATATATACAAGGTATCATAAATGCCCATCTCTTGCCGTTTTTATATCCAAATACATATAATAAAAGTGCTATAAAACCTGCTACAAGACATATATCAAAAGATAGATTTTGTATAGCAACTAAAAGCTCATATCCAGTTTCTTTAAAATATTCTATCGGATGTAAAATATTATCTAAAATATTTATAACTTGATTTAATTTTTCTTCCATATCAATACCTCCTAAAATTTAATCATAGAAAAAAGTTTTGGATAAAAACTTAATAATATATAAATTAGGAAATATTGCATTCCAGATGTTGTTGCTTGCTTAAAATCTGCCCCTTGAAGCGCATTTTCTATTATGCTTTTAATTCCCATACACATACAACCATACTTAGCAAATACCATTAATAAGCTAAGAATTTGAGTAGCTACATTTGATATTTCAGTTTCTGTAGTCATACAATAGGAAATTAAATTTTTATTCATAAAAATAGTTATTAAAATAATGATTTTCTTGTATTCTTTTTTATTTATCTTTAAGTTATTAAGAAATTTTTCAATTAAAGTATAATCATTTTCTGATATTAATTTATATTCCTTAAAACTATAAGATTTCATGTATAAAAATCTCCCTTCTGTTTAAAATAATAATTAAATATGAATTAACTGAGGTGATAAAAATGGGCGAAGCATTATTCTGGTTCGGACTTGCCTTTTTATTTGACTTTTTGAGTAAACTTATTTGATTCTTTTAACATTTCTTTTCTAAGAATGTATTTTATATAATTACTCTTATTACCATATTCTGCAAATTTGTCTTCTAGCCAAGATAACAAAAGTTTATCATCCATGTTATTTTTAAAACTCAATTGGATTACGGTTTTATTATTTTTCATAATCTCAACCTCCTTTTACTTAATTCTATGCAAAAGTATGGAAAAGATTACACTTTTATAATTTTTGGGTATATAACTTTAATTGTGGAAAAGAAAAGAGAGTGAATTAAAATTTATCACTCTCTAATACCTCTAGTA